GGAGGTAGCAGTGTACCTGTAACCAGTAATCCAATTGGTGTGGTTCCTCCTACACCTTCGGTTAATACAGCTCCTTCTATTCCAGGACCTTCTTCAGTAGGTGTTAATTCTACACTTACAACTGATAACGGAACTTGGTCTAATAATCCAACTTCATTTACATACCAGTGGTATAGCGGCGGAAATACCCAAATAGTTGGTCAAACAACTGATTCGTATATAACAGTAGCGGGAGATATCGGTTCAACAATCACATGTCAAGTACTTGCCATTAATGCTGGAGGCAGTAGTGTACCTGCAACTAGTAATCCAATTGGTGTGGTTCCTCCTCCTTCTTTTGTCGCAGTAGGTTCCGCCGTTGGTGGAACATCATCAATTGCAACTTCATCAGATGGAAATAATTGGACAGGTATTACTAACACTAGCAATATATTAAATGCAGGTGCTGCTGTGGCATATGACGGTCTTACGTGGGTTGCAGTAGGTGGTTTCCCCAATACAATTGCAACTTCACAAAATGGAATTAATTGGACAAATGTTGACGCCGCAACGGTACTTGATTATGTATATGGTGTGGCTCACTCCCCTTTTCCGACGCCGTTATGGGTCGCAGTAGGTTATCAACTGAATGGTGGAACAAATACAATTGCAACTTCATCAGATGGAACTAATTGGTCAGGTATTGCTAACACTAGCAGTGTATTAGAAACTGGTTATGGTGTGGCACATAGTACAAATGAGACTATCTGGGTCGCAGTAGGTGAATATTACACGAATTCAATTGCAATTTCATCAAATGGAACTGATTGGACAGGTATTACTGGCGACACAATATTTAGTGACGCCGGTCGGGGTGTGGTATTTAGCGCTTTTCTAGGATTATGGGTCGCAGTAGGTGGTGGAACGAATGCAATTGCAACTTCTTCACTAAATGGAAATAATTGGACAGGTGTTCCTGGCAGCAACACGATATTTACCACAGGTTACAGTGTGGCATGTAGCAAAGTCTTCAACATGCTCTCGAGTCAAGCTTTTATGTGTGTCGCAGTAGGAACTGGACCGTATTCAATTGCATATTCATTAAATGGAATTGTTTGGACAGGTGTTCCTGGCAGCAACGCGATATTTACCACTGGTACAAGTGTGGCATGTATACAACTCTCGGAAGAATCAAATTTGTGGGTCGCGGTAGGTAGTGGTGGAACGAATTCAATTGCAACTTCATCAAATGGAATTAGTTGGACAGGTATTACTAACAGCACCGGTGTACAATTTAACGGTGTGGCGTCAACAACTATTTTGAATGACTAACAGTAATTAATGAAAATAAAAGGATAAAAAATATAATCGTAGTCAATTCATTTTTTTATTATATGTTTATTTATAATAGAAATTATAAATAAATGTCGAATGCTTTCTGTTCGGGGTCGAAACGTTTTTTTAATTACGTTTTTGTAAAACATCCAGAAGAGCAAAATATGACCTACTTTCAACACTTGAAACACGCGTGCTGTTACAGCGTCCAAGCGCTTGGTTGCTCGCTTGTATTCATGGTTCACGGGATTATACCGTGTTTATTCGAAAAAACTGGCTCCATCATGGTAAAACGTTTGCATAACAATTTCGATTACAATGAAGATGTAAAATTGAATCAAGATTAAGCGTAACTTTTACTCGTAGCTTTTTTTTACAAGTTATAAAAAGATAGTTTATGATTTATGTTGTAGAGAGAAGAGAGATAAATCATTATTTCATTAAATTAAAATAAAAATAAAGAAAAATAAAATAAATAGAGTGTATTCGAGTAACAATATAATTCACGTATAATTTATATATGAATTATGTTATTATTAATTGTTGAGGGAACATATTTCCCTCTATACATCGGCTCGATTTTATAAGGAGGTCAAAGAAGTTTGAAAACATTTGCTAGTATCATGCGAGTAGCAGGTCATCGTTATTTTAAAAAGATAGTTTATGATTTATGTTGTAGAGAGAAGAGAGATAAATCATTAATTCATTAAATAAAAAGAAAAAGAATTGCCGTTAAATTTACGCGTTATTTTATTACCCGGCGGCAATGTGTACTGGCGACGCCAACCCTAAACCCTGTGGGTGTGCTAAACCCTCGCGGAAAACCCTGATTTTAATACCGTGCCCCTTATAAACCCTATTATTTAAAAGTTCAGAAATGAGTGCTATAGTGAGAAATGAGTGATAAAGCGCTGAATGGGTACAATTTCGCCCTGATTTTCGTTGATATTCAAAAGTTCAGAAATGAGTGCTATAGTGAGAAATGAGTGCTATACAGGGTACAGGGTACATGCTGCGAAACGCAGTGCCTTGGGTCCCCTCTGACCCCTTGCCCGTATCGCGAATAAGTTTTCGAATAATTCTGGTGTTAATTCTGGTGTGAATTTGCGGGTTAACCCTATTATTTAAAAGTTCAGAAATGAGTGCTATAGTGAGAAATGAGTGCTATACAGGGGACATGCTGTCCCCTCTGACCCCTTGCCCGTAGCATGAATAAGTTTTTGAATAATTCTGGTGTGAATTCGCGAATAATTATGGTGTGAATTCTGGGGTGAATTTGCGGATAAGTTTCCGAATAATTCTGGTGTTAATTCTGGTGTGAATTTGCGGGTGAATTTGCGGGTGAATTCGCGGATGAATTTGCGGATGAATTTGCGGATGAATTTGCGGATGAATTTGCGGATAAGATGAAATGTTTTATTAATAATTAATTCATTATTAATTATTAATTATATCTCTTCTCTCTAACTTTGATTTGAATAACTATCTTTTTATTTGGGGACGGCATTGGTTAAAGGGGAGGCATATGCCCAACTTTATTGAAATTATTGGTTAATCAGGGGACATGCTGTCCCCTATGACCCCTTGCCCGCAGCCCCATAACCTTCGGTGTGAAATCGCGGGTCAATCTCGTGTGATTTTAGGGGAACCAAGGTTCCCCTATTACCCCTCCTTCTTTAGCAGTCTTCTATTTATTTCTTTTTTATTTTACATTCTATTACATATATATCTTTTATAAATTGAAATCTTTTTTATTACTTTTTATTTTTGTAGTTTTCAAGACAAGTAAGAAGAATCATCGTACAAATGGCCCAAACACAACAACCGCGCGAATTGGGAAAAATATCGCTTGTCAACGGTGATGCAAACATGTCTGTTGTTGCAACTGCCGTCATCATCACCGAACGCGGCGTCGTCAAAATAAAAGACGAAACCAAGGGTACTTACATACTTTGCAGTTGTGAAAAGCCATCACTGTGCATGTGTGTACGTTGGGTTCATCAATACAAAGACAAAATTCAAAAACAAAGCGTCTACATCAACGATCCAAACGCCGCAGCCGGATATGCTGCAAATATTGCAAAGGCGGAAAGAGAAAAAGCGGAAAAAGCAAAAGCCGCATATCAATGTCAAACACCTTCCATTCAACATCAGTATCGTCAACCGACGCCTCAATTTTCACCTGTGCCTCTTCGCACATCACTCAGTTTGCCTCAATTGCCTTCACTTACACAACAATACCCAACACCACCCATTCAACCAATTCCCAGATTCTAACCACATACTACAAAGACACACACATTGCTCACCAAACAAAAACAAAAATAAAATCAAAAATAAAAACAAAAATAAAATCAAAAATAAAATGAAAAACAAAATGAAAAACAAAATCAAAAATAAAATGAAAAACAAAATCAAAAAAACATAAATTGATTTTTTTTTATTTATATTAATATTATACAGTTTCCTGTTACCAAGACAATTTACGATGACCGCGACTATTGCAAGCAACCGCTTCAATATTTCCGACCAAGACTTACGCCAAGAACAACAACCAGAACAACCGCAGTTCAACTCATTCAGAGGCTTGTACATAGGTCCCGCTTTGATTGACCATTTGAATTCGGTTGACCCAAACCAAGAGTATTGGTTTTACATTGCCGATTACATCAACTCTTTCCCATACTCACAGTCGTTTTTCGAATTTGCGTTTCCATTTTACATGAGTTCAAATGTCACTGAGAATGAATTGACGTCTTTTTACCAAATTGATTTTTGTGATTGTGTCGAGTTCTTCCAGATGAACCATCCAGATTGGAGCGAGTACTCCAATTCGGAGTGTTTGCAACATTTCAAGGATGCGATTCTACATTACACTGACGATTCTCAAGATTACGCTCTCACTTACAGAATGCATGAAAGCACTCCGCCAACTCTCGAAAAGCCGCATTTTTCGGTTTATCAAGAACGTCATGTTGAAGAAACAAACGAATATCAAGAGCGCTTTTTCGGTGTTGGATATTTTGCAAACGTTGATGGTTTCACTGTGCCGCATCGCAACCAGATGGGACCAAACGGTCCATTTGGTTACTCTCAAAGATTCAATCTACAGATGCACCTCGACCAACTAATCGCCAACGAGACAATGAATTCACTTGACGACGTGCGCAACGTTACCGACCTCCACTTTTATACTCGCAAAAACGCAAACAACGTTGAATTTGCCTTTCACACTGACCCGGAAACCCAAATTCAAACGCGTTTCCTGTGCAACGACAACGACGACCTCTTCTTGTTTGAGGAATCGTTTCAAAGAGAGAAAGAGGAAAAGCGCCTTGAAAAAATCCGAAAAAATGAAGAAATGAAAAAAAAGTTTGAAGAGGAAGAAAGACAAATGCAAATACTGAAAAGAAAAAGGGAAATTCAAAGAATACATCAAACACAACAATACCGCACCATTTCAACTCATGATTGGATTAGAAGCACAAGCCAGGCATTCAGACTTGATACTCCCTCCGTCATTGAAATTCAAGCGAGGTTCGCTTCTCAATCCATACTTCCTTTTCAAAATATCAGTCTTCCTCTTCCTCATGTGAATCCAACCGACTATCGCGAACCTCTTCCTCACTACAATGAAGAGGATGAAATTGAGTCTTATAAATCGGACTTATTGCGGTCAGAGTCTGTCTGATTTGTGAAAATTCTGTTGAATCAAAAACAAAATGAAAAAACAAAATGAAAAACAAAAACAAAAACAAAATGAAAAACAAAAACAAAATGAAAAATAAAATGAAAAAAATAAATGAAAAAAATATAAATTGATTTTTTTTTATTTATATATTATTTATACAGCCTCGTGCACCACCAAGACGATTTAGAATGACCGTGAATCCAAATTTGGCTACATTGATGCGTGTGATTGACGAAAACCAAGACAAAATGAGCGAAGGTGAGTATCTTGAAGCTATGAATGCGTTGGCTGCACTTCATCGTGTTGCAACTTCTGCAGTTGTTGCTGCCCCTGTTGCAGCAGTTCCAGCAGTTCCAGTGAATTTGTTTGCCGGTGTGCGAAATTTGTTCAGAGGACAAGATGATTATGAACTGTGGAGTCGCGTCACTCGCGTGTTGAGACACATCAACCCAGCATCATGGTTGTCAATGTCTCAACAAGAACAAAATGAACTTAATCGTGAGTCAACGTACAATATTGCCGAAAACCAAAAACGCATTTTCAGAAACCCAACTCCATCATCTTGTCCTTTTGTCGCTAGACATGCTGTTGGCGATTGGAGAACAAATGAAACAGAAACATGGACATGCGTATGCGGATACAGTGGAAAATTCAAACACTGGCAAAAACACGAAAAGAGTGAACGTCATCAAGAATGGGCGGAGCATCGCATCGTTCCTGCAAAAGTTGTATCAACAATGCAAAAACAAATTCAAAAAGACGAACAAGGAACTGTGATTGAATGTATGCGCCCATTATCCGGCGGGATTCGATACTACTTGATTCGCCAAGAACGAAATGAATGGACGCATCCTGAATTGTTTCCTGAAAACACAAGAAGACGCCACAATGGGCAAGACTGGTTCGTTGTTGGCAGATGATTGATTTTGAATGACTGTGAATGATTGTGAAATATAAATAAAAGAAAAATAAATAAATTGATTTTTTTTATTGTACAACATATATTCAACAGTGGTGTCCGTTTCTCAATTATAATGGGGAAAAATCTCAAGAGAAACTGTGGAAACGTGTGTTCGATTTGTAATCACAAGGAATGCGCCTTGTATCCCTATAATGTCGAACAACTGAAGAAGATGCTTGAAGATGCCAAACGCTTGGCATGTTTATCATCCCAACGCTTGCATCTGCGACAAATCAAAATGACTGAAGCACACCTTAAGGAACTTGGTGAAAAAATAAAATCTTGGTGAAAAAACAGAAAAAACAGAAAAAACAGAAAAAAACAGAAAAAATATAAATTGATTTTTTTTTTATTTATATTAATGTTATACAGGTTCCTGATTACCAAGACGAATTACAATGACCGTCAATCCAAATTTGGCTACATTGATGCGTGTGATTGAAGAAAACCAAGACAAAATGACCGAAGGTGAGTATCTTGAAGCTATGAATGCATTGTGTTCACTTTATCGTCTTGCAACTTCTGCCCCTCCTGCCTCTCCTGCCCCTGCACTTCCTCCTGTGAGCGACGGTTATTCACCGTACGCCCCATCATCGCCGCCATATTCATCCATATGGGACGAATGATATATTCTCACGAATTGAAACGCGCGTACAAAAAAAACATACTGAAAAATAAATGAAAAAATATTATTTTTTTAGTTTTAAATAAAAAAATAAATATAAATGTATACAATATACCAATAAATAAAATGTCTTTTGGAATTATAGGAAATGGGTTCGTTGGAAAAGCAACGCAACTCTTAAAATCTAACAATCACACGATGAAAATATATGATATAGACCCTGAAAAATGTTCCCCTCCAAATATAAGTCTCTCCGATTTAGCTGAATGTCAGATTATCTTTATCGCAGTTCCAACCCCCTCCAATCCTGACGGGTCCTGCCATCTCGAAATTGTTCAGTCTGTTATCAAAAATATACGCGCCTTGAACATTAAGTCTCACATCGTTATCCGGTCAACAGTTGTAATTGGAACATCTAATGAATTAGACTGTTATTTCATGCCCGAGTTCTTGACCGAAAAAAACTGGATGGACGATTTCTATCAATGTAACAACTGGATTTTTGGTTTAAAAAATACAGATACCGAAACAAACCAAGATTTTATGTCGAAAATAACCAAGATTATTAACGACGCGCAAGAAGAAGGAAACATCAAATACAATAAAATTACATTTGTTCAAAATAAAGAAGCCGAAATGATTAAGTATTATCGAAATACATTTCTCGCAATTAAAGTGTCCTACTCCAACGAAATCCACGAATTTTGTAGCAAAAGTAATATTGATTACGAAACAGTCCGTCTTATCGCAACGGAAGATAAAAGAATCGGTAGTAGCCACACGAGCGTTCCAGGAATGTGTGGTCGCTTCGGGTTTGGAGGGACATGTTTCCCAAAAGATACACACTCTCTACTACACCAATTTGAAACCGCCGGAATAAAATCATACATTCTCAAAAGCGCAGTTCAACGTAATAATGAGCACGACCGCCCTGAAAGCGACTGGAAAAATGACATAGGACGTGCTTTTATTGGTTGAATTAAGTTTTCAATAAAAAAACATAAATTGATTTTTTTTTATTTATGTTTTTTTCATGCAGTGTTCCCGAAGACGACAAGACAAGACTATGACTATGAATATTCGCGACAAGTGGTGGCTAGGTGAAACTTTCGAAGAAGCTGATGCCAAACTCAAAACAAAATGAAAACAAAAAGAAAAAAGAAAATAAAAACAAAATGAAAAAGAAAAAGAAAAATAAAAAGAAAAACCATCAAAAAACAGCAAAAAAATCAATAAAAAAAATATAAATTGATTTTTTTTATTATTTAAATTATTCTTATTAGTGACTCTTACGAAGACAACTACGACGAACAAAATGACCGCTAATGGTGTGAATTATTCTGGGTCTCTTCCAGAAAAGAGGTTTGGAAAGGTATCGATGTTGAACGATGATGGTTCCATCATTACCACTGGCACGATTGTACCTGTAAGACAACGCACGGAATGCTTTGGAAAAACTCGAACGGTCGTTGTTCTCAAAATCAAATCAAACGATGATGGAAAAGAATACGACCAAGCTAGTTGGATTTCCAACTGCGTCCGTTTTCCTCCCGCTGCTCCTCCTCCAACTCCGCGCCCTGTTCGAAGTATGCGCAGCCCCGAATGCGACTGGTTCTAATAATGCTGCCGATAGATGCCGGGTCACCATCTATCTGCGGCGCCCATTGTTATTTATGTTAAAACAAACAGAAAAAAGAAAAATTTGAGTGTCCGAGGCTGTAGTGGTATTGGGACAAAAAAACAAAAAAAATGATTTTTTTTCAAGGATTGAATTTGATGAATGCAAAAAAAGAAAAATAAAAAGAAAAAGAAAAAGAAAATAAAAAGAAAAAGAAAAAGAAAAAGAAAAAGAAAAACAAAAAGAAAAAGAAAAACAAAAAGAAAAACAAAAAGAAAAAGAAAAACCATCAAAAAACAGCAAAAAAATCAATGAAAAAAATATAAATTGATTTTTTTTATTATTTAAATTATTCTTATTAGTGACTCTTACGACGACGACTACGATGAACAAAATGCCTACTACTGCCGTTAATGCCAGTGCCAATGCCCAGAAAAAACAACAGCCCAAAATGATAGCGAAATGGAGTGGAAGCTCATCGCCTCAATCTTACTACTCTCGTCAAGACGATGATGGGATAACTTTGAGAACAGCTACCAAATGGTATGATGTCAAGTACCCCGAGTACGATGATGAACCCGAGTACCCCGAGTACGAAGAGTGCACTCATGTTCCCTTCATGAACCTTACGAAAGAACAACGCATCGAAAAAAGCAAAAACTTCAAGTTTGGCTTGTGTTGCGACTGCGATGCCGGTCTTGACGACAAAAGCGAGTTTGTTCGTCAAACTCGCCTCAATGGCGATGTCAAGATGTGCAATGCGTGCCACAACTACCACATGGATATGTTTGAAAGGAACATTGGCGGCGAACACGGTGGCTGCAATTGAAATCAAAGTCAAAGTCATGAAGATACGAAGACATGCTGCCGATAGATGCGAGTCACCATCTATTTGCGGCAACCCCACAGGTAAGTATTGTTATTGTCTTTAATTAAACAAAGAAAAAAACAAACAGAAAAAGAAAAATTCGAGTGTCCGAGGCTGTAGTGGTATTGGGACAAGAAAAACAAAAAAAATAATTTTTTTTCAAGAATTGACCTTGGATGAATGAATGCAAAACAAATATAAAAATAAAAACAAAATAAAAAAGAAAAAGAAAAATAAAAAGAAAAACAGCAAAAAACAGCAAAAACAGCAAAAAAATCAATGAAAAAAATATAAATTGATTTTTTTTTATTTTAATTAAAATCAATTAGTGTTTCCGTTTCAAGAAGAATGTTTCAATCCGCTATTTCCCCTATTCGTGACACGAAGGGCAATGACACCGCCAACATTGTTTGCACGCCATACTTTCCAGATTCGCCTTTGCCAACTGCTACGTTGGAGCCAGCCGCCGCCACCAAATTGTGCCTTCGTTTATTTGAAGATTCTGGAGATTCAGTGAGCTACTTGTCGTCAGAATGGACCACCGATTCTTCATCGAATGACTGGACCACCGACTCTGAAGCCGAGTCTGAGGAATCAGAAATTCCATTCCAGTGGTCTGCCACACCATAATGAGTATACCATAGAGTATAGACCAAAGAAACAAAACAAACAAAAAAAGAAAAATTCGAGTGTCCGAGGCTGTAGTGGTATTGGGACAAAAAAACAAAAAAAATGATTTTTTTCAAGTATTGGCCTTAGATGAATGAATGCAAAAGACAAAATAAAAAACAAAAATAAAATGAAAATAAAACTTCAAAAAAATCAATGAAAAAAACATAAATTGATTTTTTTTTATTTATATTTGGTGCATGTAGGCTTTCTTTATTCCTTCAGACAACAATGGCAGCTCGTTTACCACCTCACACTACAAGATACATCAGGTCTTCCGCTCTCAACAAATGCGGTTTACAAGGCACTCGCATTTACATTCCAGCGTTCAAAACAAGAGACAACAGAACAGTGGATGACGTCATTCCTCACTGGACTCCCGGCGTTATTTCATTCTTCGATACACCCGTGGAATTCGATGAGAAATGGTTTCACATGCTCGTCCGTGATGCCAACGACGTTGACGACCCACGCCTTATTTACCGCGATGGTGACAGTTTCATTAAAAATGTTTTGACTCCCAATGTCGAACAAATTTGCGAAAACGTTTGCATTCCACGCGACAACGTCGACGGTTCGCTGATTGAAATGTACATTGCCGGCGCAAACATGAGCACCAGCGAGTCCGTTCTCGAAACATGGCAAAAACTCGTTGTTGAAACGATACGTCGTCAACTGTCAGAAACATCATCCGATTCAGATTACGTGTGTTAAGCATTCACAAAACTTATCAAAAAGTATTCAAAAACAAACCAAAAATAAAAAAGCAGAAAAAAAAACAACAATAAAAAAACTTTTTTTTCAAGTATAAATAATAAATTGAAAACTTTTTTACATGTTATGGTTTTGCAAGGTTACAAAGAAAGGAATCGCGCTCACAAATGGGTCAATGTACTTCAAGGCGGGCTTCAAAACGGCACGAGTTCAACAAGTCAATAAAAGAGTTGAGTTCTAAAAAAGTATGGATGATGGTAAAAATCGAAGAATTTGAAGCGTTACAAAAGTCCACAACCGATTCGCAAAAAGACATTGAAAAGATGAGAAGGCAGTTTCTGTGCCAATCTACTCTTCTCAAGGAAATAATTGATGACATGTTGAAACTGCAAAGTAATGAAACTGAAGCATTGAAACTGCGAGTGCAACAACTTGAAACTGCGTTTGCTGCAAGCGCGTTGGCTCAACCATCGTCCACATTGGCGGTGAGTACTGTTTCTGAAAATAATAAACACTTTGTATAATGAAAATAAATTAAAAAAAGAATTACCTGACTCTTTTTTTAATTATTTACAAGAAAACATACAACTTTTTTCAAGTAAAAATAATAGTAACATTGGTAGCTCCAAAAAATAAAGGAGATGGACTGGTGGTTATAGAAGGAGATAGACTATTTGCTGTTGATGTGGGTATTGTAACAGCGTCAGTACTACCAGGGGGAGTTCCATTATCTGTCAATCCGGAACCAGTGAACGCATCCGCACCAATACTTCCAACTGAAATAGGAATTGTAATTGATTTCAATGCGGTACATCCACTGAACGCATAACTATTAATACTTGTAACTGTACTGGGAAATGTAACAGTTGCCAATGCGGTGCATCCCGAGAACACACCACTAATAGTTGTAACTAAATTGGGAATTGCAATAGTTGTCAATGAGGTACATCCGTTGAACGCGGCATCACCAATACTTGTAACTAAATTGGGAATTGCAATAATATTCAATGCGGTACATTGAAAGAATACTTGACTACCAATAGTATTAAGTGCTGAATTTTGTGTAAATGTAACAGATGCCAATGCGCTACAGTCACCGAACGCACTTGTAAAAATAGTCTGAACTGAATCGGGAATTGCAATAGATGTCAATCCGGTACATCCATTGAACGCATTAGTACCAATACTTTGAAGTGCTGAAGGTCCTGTAAATGTAACAGTCAGCAATGCGGTACATCCATAGAACGTATTACCACCAATAGTTGTAACTAAATTGGGAATTGTAATAGATGTCAATCCGGTACATCCATTAAACGCAGCAGCACCAATACTTGTAACTAAATTGGGAATTGTAATAGATTGCAATGAGCTACATTGATAGAATGCAGTAGCACCAATAGTTGCAAGTGTTGAATTTTGTGTAAATGTAACAGTTCCCAATATGGTACATCCTTGGAACGCATTAGTACCAATACTTTGAACTGAATCGGGAATTGCAATAGATGTCAATGTGGTACATCCTTGGAACGCGGAAGCACCAATAGTTGCAACTGAACTGCCAATTGTAACAGTTCCCAATAAGGTACATGATTGGAACGCACTTTGACCAATACTCTGAACTGAATTGGGAATTGCAATAGTTGTCAATGAGCTACATTGATAGAATGCAGTATCACCAATAGTTGCAAGTGTTGAATTTTGTGTAAATGTAACAGTTCCCAATATGGTACATCCTTGGAACGCACTAGTACCAATACTTTGAACTGAATCGGGAATTGTAATAGATGTCAATCCGGTACATCCGTTGAACGCATTAGCACCAATACTTAAAACTGAACTGCCAATTGTAATTTGAGTTAATTGAGTTGGATTGGGGACTGTAAATGCAGGTAAATTATTTACATTATATAAAGAAGAAGCTGTGTAAGAATTACTGGGCAAATTTGTGTCTAAAGTTAAAGTAAATGAATCCCAAACAAAACTAACTCCTTGATTTGTACTATACTGAAGAATTGTTGTAAAAGGAGAAGGAGGAGGTGGAGGAGGAGGAGGAGGAGGAGCAACAGCAGCAGGAGCAGCAGCAGGAGCAGCAGCAGGAGCAGCAGACTTTCTACGCGTACTTGTACTCCATCCGGACTTAATACGGAATCCAGGTACTGTACTCCAATTTGGAATCCGCACTACACGATTTTTACTAGGCATTTATTTGTTTATAACAAAGGGTAACATTATAAATAATTCAAAAAAAATAACGCAAATTAACTATTTTTCTAAATAAAAATTGATTTTTTTATTACTAATTTGTTTATTATTATTGCAGGCATGTATTTATCAAAGGAACGCCGTTATTTGTTGAATAGTACAATGAATCGCGAGATTATCAAACGCGAACGATACCATAATAAAAGAATGAAGGCACAAGAAGCAGCGACAGGAGTTTCAAGTGCGGCATCCGTATTGCCGATTGCAACAGGAAGGGTGACATCGTTGTCATTCTATTCAAGCGGACCCAATCCGTTTTACTACTATTGGACAATGGATAAGGATAAAGCGCAATGGTTTCCAGAAAAGTTCAACAATAACATTGGTGTTCCAGACTTCGTCAGGGGTTATTATACCAATGCTTTCGTCGCAAATCCAGACTTTGTCGATGTTCGCGCATTTTCAATAGAATTCGTCGACGCAATGGATGCTCTGTACTACAAAATGCAACAAGCACAATGCATAACTGACCGCGAATATGAAGAAACATTCAAACGAGTTTTCAGCGCATCGTACAACATTGGCAGGTTCTATTTCGAGTGGGAGAAAACTCATTTCGGAGTTACTAAAATTTGCGACAAGTGGCACCAGCTCATTTTGAATGAATAAAAAATAAAATGAAAATAAAATGAAAATAAAATGAAAATAAACCATTTCATTTTTTGTAAAAAAGTATTTAAAATATGAAAAAAATCATGAAAAAAACAATGAAAAAAATATAAATTGAAAAATTGAAATCTTATCTTACATCCATCAGTGTTTCCCAATCAAGTTTACGTCCACAAATAATGCAATTCATTGCTGAAGTTACTGCCAATGTCGGTTCATCTGTTGCTGCTGCTGCTGCTGTTGCACAGTTTGTCAGCAATGAAGTTGAATCTTCTGCCCCTGTTCAAGCCATCAAGAAGCTTACCGCCAACCAAATCATCAAAAAAATGCAAGGTCTTGAATCCGCACTGTCCATTCTGAAGGAGCAGCTCATTGCTTCCTGCGTGATGGACGAGAACGGTGAGGCAATTGAAAAGAAGAGAAAAGAACCCAAAGAGAAAAAAGAAAAAGAACCCAAAGAGAAAAAAGAAAAAGAACCCAAAGAGAAAAAAGAAAAAGAACCCAAAGAGAAAAAAGAGAAAAAAGTCAAAGAAGTTGTCATCGTTGATGAAAACGAAAAGAAACAAAGCAAAATTCCAATGCCGTGGACCGGTGTTGCGGATTACAACACATGCGTTGCGCTCAAGACTATGTACGGCTTGTTCATCCAGTGCGGCAAACCACAGGATATGTCAGACAATGGTTTGATACAATTCAACCATGACGGCAAAGATTGCGGATTTTGCGCCGAGTGTTTTGCAAAGTGTGACGAACATGGTCACAGTCCTGTTGGAACGGTTCAAGACCGTCTTGCATCTGCTGTCGGACAATTTGTTCACGGCGCAACCGGCAAAAAAGAGAGTCACTACCTCGATGTGATTACCAAAATGAACATTACCAAAGAAGAAGCGCTTGCAGCTTCTGAAAAACGTGGAGTCCAAATTCCCGAGTGGATGTTTGAACCCATTGAAAAGAAACGCGGTCGCCCCGCCAAGATGGATGTGGCATCAACAGTTGAAAAGGCTCTAAAGCCTGTGAAGGAAAAGAAAGAAAAGAAAGAAAAGAAAGTTGCAAGTGTCGAGACGGCTGACACTCCCGAAAAAGCCGACGGCGTTGAAAAGAAAAAGCGCGGCCGTCCCACAAAAACTGTCCAGCAGTCCAATGTTGGCGAGGATGACATGCGCCAGCTGATTTTGCAAGCTACGGCTGCAAAGAAGAAACGTTTGTCGTTTGACCCGAGCGAAGCGGAAATTGCTCCCGTTCCCATTCAATTTGACGACAACGAAGAAGACGACGAAACAATGTCGACGGTTTCAACAGAAGAAGAAACATCGACAGCAGCTGCTGCTGTGCCCGCTGGCATTGTTGATGAAGCTGATGAAGACGGTTTCTTCAACTTTGACGATGACGAGGAAGAAGAAGCACAACAACAGCAGGAGCAAGAAGTTGTCGAAGCGGTTGTTTCTGCCCCAGTAGAAGCTGAAAATGAGAAGAAGGAGAAGAAGGAGAAGAAGGAGAAGAAGGAGAAGAAGGAGAAGAAGGAGAAGAAAGAGAAGAAGGAAAAAAAAGTGAAGGCTGACAAGGAGGGTGAGAGCGAGGAAGCTGCTGCTGTTGACAAGAAGAAGAAGTCAAAAAAGGCTGAGAAGAAAGAAGAAGAAGTTGTCGTTGCTGCCGCTGAACAGGTTCGAGTCCCGAAGGAATCGTGCATACCAGGATTCTATATTGAAGATGAGGAGGTTGAGGAGGAGGAAGAGGAACTTGAATGCGAAGAGTATGAATACGAAGGAGAAACATACGGCTTGGCATCCGACGGAGACCTCTACACACAAGAAGGCGAACATGTCGGAAAAGTTGTCAATGGCGAGGTCATCTTCAACCGTGCAGCAGTTGCTTCTAAGCGTCGCTAAATCAAGAAATCAAGATAACAGTAAAGTGTGGAAAAAAGGTAAGTATTTTTTTTCACACATGGATTCAGGAAAATACGTATATTAGTAAATGTTTATTTCATTTCATATTCGCATAAATGCGCCAGTTTTGTGTGTTTTATTTCTACCAAGACTAGAATTTCTATTTATTCTTGATGTTGACAATCGTTTTGATTTCAATGTCTTCTTGGAATGATGTTTATTGCGACGAGTATGAAAACGCAACTTGTGAGATTTATTTTTATTTTTGAAAAATAATTTAATATAAAATAGTATTTTCTCTCCAGTTTTTTTATAACTTTGAATCGCGCTAGATTCACCACTAGAACCAACGGGCGTATTCAATGAAATAAAATTTGATTCTTGTAAATTTAATTTTGTATTTGTTTCATTTGCATCATCATTAACTCCCATTCTTTTTTTTATGGATTTACTGAATTTCTCTCTATTTTGAGGAAGGATGTGTTTTCCAAGTGCGCTATCCAGGTAACGTTTTATAAGTGTCGACGTGGGAAGAGTTTCCACATATGGTTTCACATTAATGTACAACACATTCGGGTGTCGCATTCCCGGATGATTCAAATCATCTACAAAACAAATTTCAGATGTTTTTGGAATATTTGCCACGTGAAGAAGGTCATCATATGTTTTATTTTGCGTTGTTCGTCCCTCCTGCACAATTTTTCCATTCACTTTGAATGCCGCAATAATCTGGTCAAACACTTGGGTTCCCACCTTGTAATCAAAATATTTCGAAATATTTGCCACCCACACTCGCGGTCCTTGATTGTTTGTGTATATAATTATTCCTTTACACGCGCCTTCTCTCCTTTTTTCAGAAACATATTTTAAAATTTCAATCATATTCGGGCGAATGAACTCGGGGTATAAATCTAAAAGTTCATTGAAGTTGTCAAACACAACTCGAGAGAAGTCGCTATAATAGTTATTGAGTGCATCGACAAATGCTCCAAATTGTGAAAAATAACCCAACGTTTCGTCAACATCAAATACTGCATATTTTCCATGTACTTGTGAACCTCCTGTTTCTGTCATATTAATTTGTATGATTGTGTCTTACGACTGTATTAATATATGCATATAAAATATTTTCTACGCATATATTTATTTATTATACAACTAGAATAATCTAATAATATCTCTTAAACAACACCTTTACTTTATATTTTTTATGTCTATTTTTAGTTTTTTCAAAGTGCGAATCCGTGTCTTTTTGGTCTAGATTCCATCCATAGTATTGCGTGTAAACGTCTTTTGTTAAATCAAAATCTTCGACTGGTTCATACTCATTATCAAGCATCAAATACACATATTTTTTACCCACTGCGTACGGATATGGAACTGCGTTATTTCCCACCGGCGAATAATATTTTTCAATCACATCTCCGTCTTTTGTTTTAAAAGAACGAATTCCGTCACCTATATACGTGTACTCATCCTTGCCTGTTTGTAAAAGAATGGTGTTCCCTCTTCCGCTTCCTTTTTCCAAATCATAATCGGGTGCATTTAGTTCATTGTCTCCAACAAATATTTTAATGTATTTCGAATCCATTATTTTACCTTGCATTTCGTACTCATTCGTTTCTTCGTCATAGTGTTGATTATAAACATCAACGTGGCCGCCATAGTCAAATACTACAAAAGGTATTGGTCCATTATCCACTATTTCATAAATATGCTTTGGTTTTATTTTTTCATCAACAATGCCAGGTGGTATACATTTCAAAAAACTCGAAACATTTACAGGCGCAAATGTTGATTTTTTATACGCGTATTTATAAAATGGAGGCGATGTTCGTTTTAAATCTGTAGAACAACTGGACGTTTTCTTTACAGTTGTTTCGGTCTTAGTTGTTGTTTTTGCCGTTTTTGCCATTTTTGCCGTTTTTGCCGTTGTTTTTATCCATTTATATATTCCATTCTTGTCAGATTTAGATGTGTATTTTCCGCCATCATTCCCCTTCATTGTTTTATCAGGACAATCTGTTGCAGAATAAGGAGGAGAACCGCGCAAACGATATTTTTTAGTTTTTAACTTGGTACATTTTTCTTTTTCTTTTTCCATTCACTCCTATAAAATTAAATTATAAATTAAATTAATGTACATGTATATATATACTAAATAAATATAGCAATAATATTTAATAAAAAGTTATAAACTACATGAAACGTCGAATTCGTCTAAACGCACAAGACTATAAGAAAATTTTAGAATACTATAAACTGAAAATACCTGCAAGGTCGTCTCTAAGTAATTTGAAAAAACGAGCTGAAAAAGCTCTCGTTAAAAAAATATGCAACTGTACTAAAAAACTTAAAAGTCAAATGAGCGAAACAAAAGCAATTGGCGTTTGCGCAAACAGCGTACTAAAGAAAAAGAAATTAATGTATCATCGTTTTACGTGTAAAAAACCGTCCCATTTTATCCCCATCTCCGCAAACCATAATTCATTGCATAAAACTGCATAGATTTTTGCACACTATGTATTTGATTTGTTAGCGAGTGAGTGGGCATTTAGAAATGTAAAAAATTGAAATAAAAAGAATAATATACATATACATATACCAATACAAATACATGTACACGGAAGCATTCAACGACAAATACACAATTTCAATTGGAAAAACACAAGAACAAAATCAGGCTCTTGTGTCGCGTACAAAAAAAACAAACCAAAATGCACTATGGTTTCATGTCGGAAATGGATTTTCAAGCCCGCATGGTGTTTTGATTGATAATACAAAACATACGGCAACAAAATATGAAAAGGATGCAATTATACGAGCAGCTGGCCTTGTTAAACAGTTTTCAAGAGAATCAATCAAATCTCTTCGTGTAATAACGGTGGAATACATTCCTATAAAATATGTTGAAACAACTGATGTTCCAGGACTTGTTCACCTGAAAAAAACTCCAAATAAAATTGTAATATGATGATATTATTATTGTTTATTTTTAGCTAAATAGTCAAATACCGACAGGATTATCTCTTCTTGGTTGCTAAGTTTTTGAAAAATAAGCACTTCGTCAAGTTTGAGTTGGAATATTTTCCGAAAATGGTTTCTGCAAAGGAGTTGAACGCCAGTACCCAGTATTTTAACCTCACAAATAAAGCCACCATTTTTTAAAACAATGTCACTACTGTCACCTCCTTTTTGTCCATTTTTAGAAGTTAGCGGTATGTATCGAATAAATGCGCCGTGTTGAATGTCTTGAAGTTCTTCAACGTACCTGTAATCTCCTAGCTTGAGTAACATTGATTCTAATTCATCGTCATTCATGCCAAGACGCTCCAGCATGTTGTATTTCATATTATTTATTTTATCATATGTTAATTTTGATATTGATAAATTTCTGTCATTATCAAGACTGTGTAAAACATCTTCAATATTCATTTTATTGTCACATGAATCTGGTTTTGACATTATTGATTCTTTTTTCAAGGGTTATTATATAGTATATATAATGTATATATATACCATATCTATTATGTTTATTTATGTTTATTTATTATAAAAATTTCTTTATTTACAATATTTATAATATATATATATATTATAAATTATATTGTATGACAACTACAAATCGTAGTATAAATAAAAAAGAAGAAATTGTTTCGCGTGCAATTCAAATACTTACGACACATTTAAAAGAGACGAATGGATTTCAAAAAATAAAAGAAATTGTATGCGATGATGGTACTACAAAGGTTGTAAAATCAAAATCAAACCAAATATTTAATATTATATTTTCATCCGAATCAATAGATGCGTTGATACAGAATATGAAATTGACCGGCACTGCTAAAAGCGGCATTGGAATATTCAAAGCGAGTAAAAGCGTTTCCTCTTTATTTTCTAGAAAAACTAAAACTACTATGCGAAGAAAAACAACGACTAGTAGGTCCAGGTCGAATGACCCAATAGTGAGCCAGGTGGATACATACTTGAAGCCTGATTCCATTACCATTATTGAACGCGCGCTCGAACCTCTTATGAAATCGTGTTTATCTTTGTCTGCTGATTTTGTCAATATCGTGCAGTCACAATGCATTGAGCCTATTATAAAGCGCGTGGCAAGTGGCACCAATGTTGAGAATTATTTTAGTGGTGGTGGTGTTCGAAAGATGGCATCATCATCACAGATGTGTCGCACTCGCACTCGCACTCGCGCTCGCACTCGCACTCGCGGTCGCGGTTGACAAAATTATATCATTTATGCTTTCAGCGACCAGTTCGGCGACGCTAGCTGTTTCTTTTGGTTCTGCTGCTTCTGTAGTCGTTGCTGCTTCTGTAGTCGTTGCTGGTATTGCTGGCACTGGAACTTCCTCATATGGCTGTGCCAACTCATTCTCAATGTTTCTTAAACGTTCTTCCAATTGTTGAATAAACAGATGCATTTGTTCGCTTCTAACTTCTTGGTCTGATATGCGCTGTTTCAACATTTCATTCTCTTCTTTCAAAGGAATAATGTTTTCCACAATGGATGCAAAATTCGTAGTTGCCATTATATTATCAACAACTCCGTTTATAAATACGCCATCATTCATCAATTCGTTTAGGTCTGAAGCTGCGCCCACCTGTGCCGCTCCCGCTACCGCTGTTACCACTGGATGCGCACCATTGCCTTCAACAACGATTAACCTGCCTTCAAATTCTTTCAATTGGTCAAAACACTCGGCTATGCTAAGGTCGTGCTCGTTTAATTTATTGTCATGTGTTTGAAACATGATGAGTGGATGAAGCGGAATGCCATACAACTGTCCGGCATTTTTGTTTGGAGGCGGAAGTGGAGGAAGTGCTGACTGACCTTGTGACTTTTGCTGCTGCTGCTGCATCTGCTGCGGTTGCGTTCTTTTCATTTGCTGCTGTTGTTGCTGTTGCTGCATCTGCTGTTGTTGCAAAGGAGGTCCGCGCTGTTGCATTTGCGGGGTCGCCATTCTTGCTTGCGGTTGTTGCGGTTGTTGCGGTTGTTGTGGCATTCGTTGAAGAATTCGATTTGCTGGCGGTCCACCCGGACCACCCATGGTTCCTCCAGCACTCGCGTTTAATGGATTTGACCTTCGTCGTCTTGCGGCGGATAATGCTGCGTTACTACTCATTATTTATAATTTATAACTTAAATAATATTTTATTTCTATATTATTTTCGCATTTTCATTTTAATTGTTTCGTGGCATATATAATTTTCTATATTTACATTTTCAATATTATATTCTTCAATTGAATTGCATTTTCTATCAATAACTATTTTTGGAAATACATGCGGTTCTCTCTTGACCTGTTCTTCTAAACTTTCAATGTGGTCGTCGTAAATGTGCGCATTCCCTAAATAGTATATAAATTCAAAGGGTTCCAAGTCGCAATGTTTTGCTAAAATATGCGTCAAAAAACTGTAAGAAGCAATGTTAAACGGAACGCCTAAACCTACATCTCCGCTGCGCTGAAACATGCAGCACGACAGCTTGTTTCCACTCGTCACATTGAATTGCGCCAGAATGTGACACGGTGGAAGCGCCATCTCATCAAGTTGGCACGGGTTCCATGCGCACATTACCATCCGGCGCGACGTGCGCTGAAGCGGGTCTTTCAAGCATTTTATAATTTGCGCCAACTGGTCAACTCCTTTACCGTCATAGTTTTCGTCACACGTTGTATAAGGCGCATTAAAATGACGCCATTGGTGCCCGTAAACCGGACCCAAATCATTTTCGCGCAAGTGTGTCAGCCCTCGACTGTCTAAAAATTCACGAGATGCATTGCCGTTCCAAATTGCAACACCTTCTTTTTGCAAATTCTCATTATTTGTGTCGCCCCTTAGAAACCAAAACAGCTCTTTCAGGCACGTTTTCCATGCAACACGCTTCGTTGTTAGCAGCGGAATTGTTCCATTTTCTAGTGAAAAGTGCATGGCAGCTCCAAATACACTTTTTGTTAGCCCGTTTCGACCTTCTTCCATAGTGCCTTCTTCTAATATGTCGGTTATTAAATCTAAATACTGATATTCTTCACTTTTTTTGCCAGCAGCAGTCTGGTCCTTGTTTTTTTTACGCAGCATTTTACTATTTATTGTATTCTTATCTGAATTGTTTCCATTTTTTTATATTGTTATTTTTGTTTTGTTTTATTTTTGTTTTGTTTTATTTTAGTTTAACAATACTTATATTTAGTTAATTAATTTAATTTGTTTTTTTTATTTTAATTTCTGTTTATAAATCATATAACAATAATTAGTACAATGGAAGACGTTGAAGACGCAATATCCGATTCTACCAAAAAAACAGAAGGATTTTTCAAATATGTATTCAAAATGGGAGATTATGAACAATCTTTTCTGTTGAATATTGTTCAGTATACGGTAATGGCAATTTTACCCGTCATTATTGTTCTTTATATAAATCACTACTACATTCCGGAAATTGATGAAGAAAAGGGCTCTGTAGTTATTTTAGCAGAAATGTTTGGACAATTGTTCTTTATTCTATTTTCATTTTATTTCATCAACAGAGTCATCAATTATTTCCCGACGTACAGTGGATTGAAATACGGCGATTTTAGCGTTGTTCAAATTATTCTCATACTCTTGTTTATTTTCATTTCCATGTCAAAGCACAAGCTGGGCGCGAAAACTCTCATTCTTATCGAAAGGTTTGAAGAAATGGTGGAAGGAAATTCCAGTCTGAAAAAGAAAGATGAGCAAAAAGGAAATGGTGGTCAAGTTCGAGTCACTCAGCCGCTATCCGGACAAGCCTCATACGCACTCAACGGTCCACCGCCTCCGCCGCAGCTTTCAGCACAACGGTCACCCGATTTCAACGCCATGTATCAGGTGCAGCCAAACCATTTGATTGGAGCATCCACACCAGGTATGCCGCCAGGCATGGTTGCCGAATTTGAACCCGCTGCTGCAAACGAACATTTAGGCGGAAGTTTCTTTTAACCAGGGGAACGTAGTTCCCCTCTGACCCCTCCTTTAATTAACAAGAGGAACGTGGTAGTTCCCCCATTATATAGTATTGATTTAGGCTTAAAAACAATACTATAAATATTATAATTAACCATTATAAAATGGAGTCGGAGTCGGATTCGAATAACAACATTCATTTACAAGTGTGGGTAAGCGCCTTTAACGATGCGGCTCTGCGAGCTTATAAGAAGATTGGACACTGCCGAATAACCAACATCAAAAATGAAATAGACATTATGGAGGAAACATATTTCATCAAATCAGATGCAGATATAGACGCGTATAACGCTCAAATTGATATTTTTACGAATCAAATGGAGAGAATAACTGCGTGCATTAATGCGGATACAAATGACCAAACCAACACTAATCACGAAGACGGAATTTGTGCGCTATTTCATGGAAATGAATTGGTTTTAAAAAATGGCGGATTAATTGTATTATTGACTCGTGCAAATTATCCAGAGCATTTATATTACGATTATTACGATGATTATGATGATGAAAATAGTACCAATTTGAAAATTAATGTAAAAAAACAAGGTTTTGATATTGTATATGACTACCTGTTAAATAATGAGCTTTTTAGCACAATTGAAAATCGATGCATAAAAAACGAACTTCAAGTTATGAGGGCTGCAGTAATTATGGAAATGTGTAAGAATGATTCACATCAAATTAAAAGAATATATTCCTCTTATTGAAACAGAAAAATAATTAAAATATTTTGACAATGTATAACTATTTTAATTATTTCAAAATGCACGGTGCCATGAATCATCTTTTTCATTCTATTTTGTTAGGGGTTTTATCGTATTTTGTCATGCTTTTCGCACTTAAACAGTCGTATGACGTTGCGCAAGACAGGAGCATGCTACTTGCAGCATTAGCTTTAGCGTATATGATTTTATTCGGACATTCTCTTCCAAATCGCGTAAATAAAAACATATTTTAAATTAATTCCACTTATATATATATATATAACAAATCATGTCATCGTTTTACGTAAAAATAGAAGATGTTTACTACTATTTATTGTACACATTTTACCTCTTGTACATCCTGGTTATTTTAAATTTAAGCTACTTTAATTCCGTCACAAAATATTTGCCAACCATACAATCTGCGCTGAAATATTTTGTTATTATATTTTTAATTATCCGATTTAATCCATATTCAAATGCTAAAATAACAGAATTTGACAAGAAAATAATCTTCTCATCGTCTTTCTTTTTGCTTTCAACAACCACATTTACCGATTTACTTTTAACATATTTTAATAAAAATATTGCTAGAAAGGTGGGAATAAATATTAAATTGTAATTTTGGTTGTAGAGTTGGAGAGAAATTGATTTATTATTATATTTGTATACATATATAATAATATACACCACATCAAATTATGCAAAAATATATTAATCAACAATTATTTATAGTTATAAATGCGTTTTTATTATTATTCATATTTATAGCGGGCGGGTTCAATAAAATTGCAAATTTTAAAGGTACTGCAAGTTATTTAGAAACAAAAATAAATGAGATTCAGTTGAATCCTATATTTATTACATCAATTTTGATTACAATTTTTTATTTTTATTTAAATATTTATATTCAAAGAAATAGCTTGAACTCATTCTTGTTCTCAAGCATCGTCGTTGCAGTAAGCGTTGCAATTATTGGAATTCCGTTTTTAGTTTATTTCAAAAAGTATTTGAATCAGAATTGTAGTAAAGCGTTCGTTTCCCTCATATATGATACGGCCATTCTTGGAGTAATTGGATTGTTGACGATTGGAAGTGCAGTAGTCATGTATTCATTATATACAAACAGTTACCAAGAGTATGCCTATGCTGCGACAATTGGATTGGCGGCATTTACCGCGATGACAATATTGATTTTTCATTTCCCGACGAATAAGGAGGAAGTGATTTCATTTACAAAGAATCTTTCCATTTTGGGCGGGTTAATGTTGTTGTCTCAACGATTTGTATAAGGTTTTTTATTTTATCATTTCTTTTTCATTATTTTTAATTTTTAATTAAAAATAACATCCATCATTACACCAAAGTATCATACTGAATAATTAAATAGTTAAGAGCGGTTCGTCGCATTAAGTTGAGTGTCTGCGCCTGATGTGCCAACGCCTTTTCCATCATATTCAGCAGGGTTCAGAGTTGACATTGCGCCTCCGCGATGGCGGCGGCTGTGGTGTTTACGCGACCCCTTGCGCCCCTTGCCCTTGCGCCCCTTGCGACCCTTGTGCGAACTGCGGCGCTTAAATGTTTTTTTCATAACTGAGCCTGAATCAGAAGAAGCCGAGCTGCCTTTTTTCTTATACGTGAGTTTTGCTTTTTTCATTGCTGCCCCCAAACGATTCGGAGTATTCTTGGGAATTGTTTTCAGCGCCTCTTTGACGCTTTTCATCCATTCTGTCAATACCATTTTATCTTTTATATATAGTCCAAATATTATAAATATGTAAAACTTAATTATTTTATATTTATTTTATTTATTTACATTCTATTAAACTCTTTAAAATTCACTAAATTTATCCAAATGTGTTTTCTTCCGAACAACATATATACATGAATCCATCCTCGTCCTTGTGTGACTCATACAATGAAGAAATAACCGTCGTTACAGGAACCAATTGATTATCAATAAAAACAAATAGCGCAGTAGATTGATTCATTTTCATCCGCGTTCGAATAGATATCATTAGTTGTCCCATTGTAAATCCGTCGGGAATAACAAATTTCGGTTTGTCTATTGCTTTGTGCATGCTCGACGAATCAATAAAAATGGGAATTGAAGTTGGATACTTGGTCAAAATATTCATAGATTGTTGCTTTCTTGCTTCTAAAGGAACCCGTTCTTTAAATTCTTTCGTCATAGTTGCTGTCGATTTAGAAGATTTGAACATTGAAAACATATAGTATGTAAAGGGAAATTAACTGTGGTTATGTGTATATAATATATATAAATATTACTAAATCTTTAATATTATTTAAATTATTATATAATTCTATTATATAATAATGGATAAGGCTTTGGAACTGCGAACCCCACCACCAACAAGACCCTTACCGTCTCAAGCTGATATTGACAGGATATATGCTGGACAATTATTACATAGTGAAGCCGATATGTTTAGACCCCGTCTAGCCGAAAGTCGCGAGCGGGGACGGCCATCAGTCCCAGTCCAACAACAAGATGTTGTTGATCCTGATGACATGCATAAATTTGTCGATGACGAAGACGCCGTCAACGCCAAAAATGCCGCCAATGAGCAAGCTTACGCCCAAGCTGCTGCCGCCGCTGCCTCTCAAGCTGCTGCCGCCGGCGCCGCTCAAGATGCCATCGACCAAGCACGTCAAGCTGCATATAATGGATTCACCGAGGAACAAAAAGCTTATATACAAACAACAAATAATTTATCAGGAAAAGCGTTTGACTTTTTTAATTCCGCAATAATATTAAACCCTCGAGAACTAGCTGAAGTGCAGCCGTTTTTAAAAGACGCCGCACCTGGCGCCGCCGCACGTGGTGGTAAAAGAAAATCAAAAAAATATCGTTACAATAATAAATCAAAAAAATCAAAGGCAAATAAACGGCGTCGGTCTCGGTCAAACAAACGGTCTCGGTCTCGGAAATAATGCAATTTTATTTATTTCAATTATTATATTAATTAATTAATGTAAATCATATTATACACTAATTAATATATTGAATATATATCAAGATATTTGTTTTATTCTTTTACATTATTTGGTTTGCACAATGGATTACGTTGATTTAGACTTGGACATACGAAATTATAATTTGGAAGACATTACAAAATTATTCAAAATACCGATTGTATTTACAGAATCGGATTTGCGCACGGCAAAGCTCGCAGTTCTTCACACTCATCCAGACAAATCGAAACTTCCAAAAGAAATCTTTCTATTTTTTACGAGCGCTTATAAAATATTGTATCAGATATTCACATTTCGCACGGGTAAAAATAGAAACAAAAAGGAAAGTTACAGCGACCTTATTGCCGAAGAAACGGTTGCCCCAGAGGAAGACTCAATGAAGTTGTGCGTGGACAAGGTGAAACAGCTAAGCTCAACCGAGTTCAACAAGCTCTTCAACGAACACTATGAAAAATGCAAAATACAAATGGAAGAGGAACAAGGTTATGAAGAGTGGTATCGTTCTGATGATGCCAGCGGCGCAGATTCGGCAAATTCGTTGTCCTCCTGGGACCAGCGCGTTTCTGAAATCGACAAACAAAAGCAAGCGTTGCGAACAAATTTATCACTTGTTTCAAAGAGTGAACTACAATGTGCCAACATTTGCGGCGGCGGTGAAAATTATTATATGCTGGGTCAGGGTGCGCCAAAAGAACATTCAAGCGGACTATTTAGCTCGCTTCAATATGAAGACTTGAAAAAGGCGCACACGGAAACAGTTATACCCGTGACACACGAAGATTATGTAAACTCCAAAAAGTTCAACAACGTCAATGAGCTGCAATCATTCAGAGATGTGCATTTAAAATCATACAATTATGAAGAAGCTTTATATAAAAAACAAGCGGAAGCCGCATTTGCAGAAGAAGACAACACGCACCGGGCATTCGCTCTGGCAAAACAAGACGAACTCGCTGAAGAAATGAATAAAAAATTCAATGGTTCATTTTTAAAGTCATTAATGTAATATGCGAATTCTTATTTAAATAAATTATTTATTTACTTTCTTTTTTTAGAATAACTGATAAAAGAACTCCCACTCCGCATGAAACGACCAACATTAAAAAGCAGACGTTGCACAAGATTTGTTTCCTTCTGTTTCTTCTCTCGTTACCAAGTCGTATTTCCATAATATCTAGAGCGCGTTGATGAAGTTGGATTTGGCGTCTTTGCTCAGCTCCAAATCTGTCGCCGTTATTTGCATTGATTCCAGCATTGATATTGTTGTCTTCATAAAGTATAACTCTCTCCACTTCTTTGGAACACATCAAACATTTAATTGGGACCGAACTTAATTCGACCAAACTTATTCGGGATGCGTGCACTGCATCTCTGACTTTTCGAACAATGTAGTCATCAATGCATCCAATGTGAACTGTATATTTACAAGTGTTGCAAAAATTACGTTGAAAATCTCCACGTTCTTCTTCAACTCCTTCATAACATATGATGCATATTTCTGTTACTTCTTCTATTGGTTTGGGGTGAGTTGGTCTTGATTTTGTTTTGTTATGTTTATGGTGTTTATTATTTTCAGCATGTAGACTTTTTTCTGGCGGCACATTTGTCACAACGACATCGTAATCATTGTCTAGTGGAGGCGCAGTTGCAAATGTTGCAACAACGTATGCACCAGCAAATAGGGGCATCACAACACCGGCACCGGCATCAACAACAGCAACAACGGCTTCTACAGTTTCAGTATCATCATAATCTCCGTCTATTGATACAAAAGATGTGGCTGCTGAATTGGAATTTGCCGGACTTGATGACGCGTAACCGCCATGATAACCATTCTCATCATCAGATGAATCATTCGGAACGTTGGGAATGTCATACCTTGTGTACAACTTTTGTTTTTGTTTTTGTTTTTGTTGTTGTAAATCATGCATATGTGGGTGTATTTGAACCATCGTGTGAGCCATTATATCACGAATCGCTTGGCGTCTCGTTATTTTACTTATGACAAAACTGTTTATGTTATTTTATTTCAATTTATAATTTATTACAATATTTATTTTTATTTTTTTAAATTGAAAAAATAAATATTAAAAACTAATTGGTCAGAATAAGTTATACCTCTCATCTCGCGGATTCACATGTTGATAAATGGCCGGTACAAGTTGCAGAAACGCATAGGTTCTGGTGCGTTTGGATTAATATTCAGTGCAAAAAACGTCAACACACATGAAATTGTTGCAATAAAACTGGAGCCAACTGCTCAGATGGATACGCTAACTCACGAAGCCGCCGTTTTAATGAAACTTTCAGGGATTCCGGGAATTCCTAATCTTCGGTACTATGGAGTGCCGGACCACAACAGGTACATGGCAATCGACTTGTTGGAAAAAAGTTTACAAACGGTTTCAAGCGAATGCAAGAAATTGGTTCCCATTAAAAGTGTTCGAATGTACGCAAAGCAAATGGTTCAAATTATCCAGGCTGTTCATGACCGGGGATTTGTCCATCGAGACATCAAGCCTCCCAATTTTATGATTGGCATAAAGAAAAATGAAACCGAAACACAAGATGAATTGTTTTTGATTGATTTTGGAATGGCTAGAACATATATTGACGACAAAACAAACGCACACAGGTCTAATAAAATGCGCACATCCGGAATCATCGGAACGCCGCGTTACGTAAGTATCAATGTGCACGATGGGTGCGAACCAAGTCGACGAGATGATTTGATTTCAATCATGTATGTTCTCGTTTACTTGGCAAAGGGGCGTCTTCCATGGAAAGCGGCGGCGTCTCCCGAACTAGTAGCACAAATGAAAAAAACAATTTTACCAGAGGACCTATTTTTCGAAATGCCGTCGAGTTATTTGGAGATTTTCAAATACTTGTGCAGTATGTCATACGATGAAGCACCCGACTATTCTTATATTATTGAGAATTTATAGTTGATTGTTTGGATTTTGTATCCACTGTTACTGTTGTTTCTTTTTTACATTTGTGAAATGTAAAATTAAAGAAATATAATATGATAATTATATAAGAATGTCAAACCATTTAGGATTATTGATAACCACTTGTAAACATTACTTTACCAATATACCAAACGTAATAAAAGATATTGAAGAGTGTAATTTTCCAAAAGAAAATGTGTTGATAGTTTCAGGTCAAGAGAGTAATAATTCAATATGTTATGAAAATAATATTAAAATAGTAAAAGTAGATTACACTGGTTTACATTTGACCGGCCTTGTATATCTATCCGAAAATATTTTTTTATTCAAACATATAAATTATTGGATAACATTGCCCGATACTATAAAACTTAACAAATTATTTTATGTTAAAATTTTGGAATACTATAGTACATACTTAGAAAATAAAGAAATATGCAGTTTACCATTTATATCTCCAAAATTAAGACCGACAATGGATATGGGTATTGTACATATTAGTCATATTTATAATATGTCCGATTATTTAAAAAAAATTAAAATGGTACAACCATATACTATAGATGAGATATTTCAATTAAAAATCCAACTCATATGGGATGAAAATATTATACTTGGGTTGTTGCCTGGGATTCTGAATGAAGCAACTAAATTTAAGTATATAAATCAACCTACTCCAATGCCAACGATATTTATAACAAATAACACAACTGAATTAATTGAAAAAAAAATAACTTTTAATGATAAAATATTAAATGAAATTTATATTGTAAATCTTGATTTTTACAAGTATCAACGCAATTTCAGTGGAGCCTACGCAAAATTAGTTATGGAATTATAAATTACTTATGATTCAATGATAAATATCAATAATAATAAAAAACTGCATAATCATAAGCAGATAAAAATAACCTCTTTTCTATTTTAAAACGCGCGAAATTATATAAGCATCCTCAAAAAAACGATATTTCGTGGATTGAAAAACTAAAAAAGCAATTTTGGGGGATTGAAAAAAAACGGAAAATCTTTTTATTTTTTGAAACTCTTTTTTAATTTTGAAATATGGACAAAAATAAATGTCCACTTTTCATTTTTAAAAAAAAGTTTTAAAAGTTTTTTTTCAGGTTTTTTTAGGTTTTTATTTCGAGATACAAAATGTGAAATTATAAGCATAGTGCGTAACGCGAATACTTTGGAAAAAATGGTGCAGAGCATAAGGAAAAACGCAATTTTTGGGATATTTTTCCATTTTTTTTGGATTTTTTTCCATTTTAAAAAATAAAAAAAACGAGTAAATGGACCGAAAAAAAACGAGCATAAGCGCTTTTTTCTGTGTTTTCAAAATAATGAAAGCATATGTGGTCTGGAGATTTTAAAAACCGAAAACACTCGTTTTTTAAAATCCATTTTTGGACCATTTTGAATCCACGGGACGATGCTCTCACAACATTTTGACATTTTTTATTTTTGTTTGCATTATGCTCACATTTCCGCTCGTTTTTTTACTCGTTTTTTTTGACCGCTAGGCTAATGCAGCGGACGCAATAACTGGTAAATTCCGTCGCACTTATATGCTTTGTTTTTCGCATGTTTTAAAAAAGTGATATTTTACAAAATCATCCCCAAAAAAGCAATATTTCGTGGATTGAAAAACTAAAAAAGCAATTTTGGGGGATTGAAAAAAAACGGAAAATCTTTTTATTTTTTGAAACTCTTTTTAAAATATTGAAAATGGACAAAAATAAATGTCCACTTTTCATTTTTAAAAAAAAGTTTTAAAAGTTTTTTTTCAGGTTTTTTTGTGTTTTTATTTTGAGGTACAAAAAGTGAAATTATAAGCATATTGCGTAACGCAGAAATGTGAGAAAAAGTGATGCACAGCATAAGGAAAAACGCAATTTTTGGGACATTTTTCCGTTTTTTTTGGATTTTGGACATTTTTAAAAAATAAAAAAAACGAGTAAATGGACCGAAAAAAAACGAGCATAAGCACAATTTTTCATGTTTTCAAAATAATGAAAGCATATGTGGTCTGGATATTTTAAAAACCGTAAACACTCGTTTTTTAAAATCCATTTTTGGACCATTTTGAATCCACGGGACGATGCTCTCACAACATTTTGACATTTTTTATTTTTTGTCTGCATTATGCTCACATTTCCGCTCGTTTTTTTACTCGTTTTTTTTGACCGCTAGGCCTTATGCAGCGGACGCAATAATTGTTAATTTGCGTTCGCTGCAATATGCTTTATGTTTTCTCATTTTCTTAAAAATTCATTAATTCCAAAAACATTCCAAATCATCCCCAAAAAAGAAATATTTCGTGGATTGAAAAACTAAAAAAGCGATTTTGGGGGATTGAAAAAAAACGGAAAATATTTTATTTTTTGAAACTCTTTTTTAATTTTGAAATATGGACAAAAATAAATGTCCACTTTTCATTTTTAAAAAAAAGTTTTAAAAGTTTTTTTTCAGGTTTTTTTAGGTTTTTATTTTGAGGTACAAAAAGTTAAATTATAAGCATAGTGCGTAACGCGAATACTTTGGAAAAAGTGGTGCAGAGCATAAGGAAAAACGCAATTTTTGGGACATTTTTCCGTTTTTTTTGGATTTTGGACATTTTCAAAAAATAAAAAAAACGAGTAAATGGACCGAAAAAAACGAGCATAAGCACAATTTTTCATGTTTTCAAAATAATGAAAGCATATGTGGTCTGGAGATTTTAAAATTGAAAACACTCGTTTTTTAAAATCCATTTTTGGACCATTTTGAATCCACGGGACGATGCTCTCACAACATTTTGACTTTTCCAAATTCTGAGAGCAAACAGGTAACAATTCCGCTCGTTTTTTTGACCCCCTCATTTTACTGCCTATGCTTATGCAGTGGACGCAATAACTGGTAAAATTTGTCGCACGTATATGCTTTGTTTTTCACATGTTTAAAAAAAGTGATATTTTACAAAATCATCCCCAAAAAATCAATATTTAGTGGATTGAAAAACTAAAAATGCGAATTTAGGGGATTGAAAAATAGAAATAATTAATTGATTAATTGATTAATCTATTTAGAAATATTTTATGATTATTGTATATACACAACTGGGTCGTTTGGATTTTATATTATAATTATGACAACACCAATAGAAAAATGTAAATACATGCAGTATACATGTGAATGTTGCGATTTTTCATGCATTTTCGAAAGTGATTATAAACGACACATGAAAACAAAGAAGCATTTGAAATTAAAATTAAAATGCATTACAGAAGAATTTGAAAATAAAACCATTAAACTTGAATGTGATTGTGGAAAAATATTTAAAACACACAATGGTTTAAAGAAACATAAACAACGTTTGCATTCTGGAAAAGATAATATAATTATAAATTTGATGAGAGATAATGCTGAAATGAAGGAGCTTATGAAGGAGCAGTATAAATTCATGAGAGAACAGCAGGAGCAATGTCATAAACAGCAGGAGCAACATCATAAACAATTGGTGGACATGATTCCGATGATGTGCGGTAGTACCAATTTAATTACAAATAATAATACTCACATTAAACAAAAATTCAACCTGAATGTGTTTTTAAATGAGCAGTGCAAGGATGCAATCAACATTGGTGATTTTATAAAATCGTTGCAAATCACATTGGACGATTTAAATGTAACGAGGGAAAAGACGCTGGAAGACAGTGTGGGCAATATTTTTTTGAGAGGATTAAAAGAGCTGGATATTTACAAGCGTCCCATTCATTGCACCGACAACAAGCGAGACATCATGTACATAAAAGATGAAGAGAAGTGGGAAAAGGATGAAGGAAACTTGAAAATTAAAGATACAATTGACGCAATCTCTCGAAGACAGATTACAACGTTGAAACAGTGGAAAGATTCAGACCCGGAAGTAGCAAGGACGAGCTCATTTAAGAATGATAATTTTTTAACGACATTTAATCACATATGCACGCCGATACCGGAGGTCGGTGAAAAGCGCATCATAAAAACGATAGGCAAGGAAGTTCACCTTGCCGATTAAACTCGACTTTTTAATAATATATTTTTTTTTGATTATTATATAATATTGATATATCATATAATAACACAACACAAACCAATCGAATAATATGTCAAAGAATTCAGACGATGCCAAAAATAAGAAAAGGAATATTGTAATTCCACCACATAAGCACAAAAATTATAATTACTACGAGCCAATGTTGCAAAGCCGGCCATCCATTTTTTTCCCGCAACAACGCGTGATAAATGCGGGGGCGGGAGGGGGGGCAGGGTTGGGATTTTTGTCTGACCCGAGTGTGTCGAATGCTCCGCCGCCGCCGCCAAAGATAAAGTGTCGTATAAATATTGAGGCGGAAGTGGACGATTTGGCGGATTTGATAAATATTGGCAAAAAGGTGGGGACAGAATTTAAATTGGAGCCGCATATTGAGTATAACATTGACCTGGCGATGATAAAGAATTTGCTTCCAGAGATGGAAGATTTGAACAATATGATAGGTCAACAAGAATTCAAGAGGCAGGTTGTTACACTGATACTTTATTACAGCATGCGTTTGAATCGAAAGAATGATGATTTATTGCATACGGCAATTTATGGCGAACCGGGCATCGGCAAAACTGAGTTTGCGCAAAAATTGGCGAAGATTTATTTAAAGTTGGGCGTTTTAAAGAATAATATTTTTAGAAGGGTTCGTCGCGGAGACTTGATTGCGGGTTATTTAGGGCAAACTTCTTTGAAAACGGCAGAAGTATTGAAATCTGTGCACGGCGGCGTTCTTTTTATTGACGAAGCTTATTCGATTGGAAACAGCAGCGGAAAAGACACGCACGATTCGTACAGCAAGGAGTGTTTGGATTTGATTAATCAAAGCTTGACTGAAATGCGCGAAGACGATGAAAAGTATTTTATTTTAATGATTGCCGGGTACAAGGATGAATTGAAGCGCAATTTTTTTGGAATGAATGACGGGTTGGAGCGCCGTTTCAGCATTCATTTTACGATGCACTCTTATGCTCCGCAAGAAATGGTGCAAATATTTATTAAAAAGTCGCTCGATGGTGGTTGGAATGTTGAAGAAGGTGCCATAACCGACGATTTCATAAAAGAGCATTCGGCGCATTTCAAGCATCACGGCGGTGACATGGAGTTGCTTTTTGTAAAGTGCAAGATTGCGCATTCTAAAAATTTGTTAGCAGGAACGAGCAAAATAAAAAGATGCATATCAAAGATGGATATGAAGGACGGTATTGAATTATTCATAAAAAATTCAAATACGGCAGATGATAAATCGTTCATCAAAACCATGTACATTTAGGGGAACCCAGGTTACCCTATGACCCCTCCTTTGTTATTTGTTTATTATTTTTAAGGAGCCTCGATTATTTTCCATTCATGTGTGTTTTTATTTTATTTACGTGTTTTATTTTTACGTGAATGTTTACGTTTTTTAGAACGAACCCTTTTTGTTTTTTTAGAACGAACCCTTTTTGTTTTTTTGGAACGAACCCTTTTTGTTTTTTTTGAACGAACCCTTTTTGTTTTTTTGTTTCCACCCTGAACTTGATACATACAACATGATGTATCGTTTCCGGATGACCCTGTAATTTCTTCAATATCATCTACTACTCCAACAACTACAGGAATTTTTTCGGCGAGTTTTTGTTCAAAACCATATGTTATGGCGTTTTCACCGGTTTCACGAGCTTGATGGACATCAGGATTAGTTAGCAACTTAGTATAGAGTGTTTTTAACACGCATATATATTCTTTTGAATTTGGGCTAATTACCCGAGCAAGATTATGTGACCTACCGCTATCTAAGCGCATTTTCGCAGATTCTAAATCAGCAGCAGCATCAGCAAGAGTAACAGGAGCATCATGAGAAGCAACAGAAGCAACAGAAGCAACAGAAGCAACAGAAGCAGCAGAAGCAGCATCATCAGAAGCAGCATCATCAGAAGCAGCATCATCAGAAGCAACAGAAGCAGCAGAAGCAACAGAAGCAACAGGAGCAGCAGCAGCAGCAGAAGCAGAAGTAAAAGCATCGTGGGCACTAATATGCGCACGATCATGTAGAGTTGAACACATCAATAATGTTAATCTTAGTCGGTTCTCTCTATCGAACACAAGACTATATCTACGAATTGTATCAGTGACATTGCGTGCTTGTAGTTTTGCCGCCATATAATCAGAAAAAAATTCATCTGTCGGCCAACTTATAGTTACACAACAGCGAATTGTAGTATCTTTCGTAGTATCTTTCGTAGTATCTTTTTGGAAATATATTTTAAGCATTGCTATGATGATATGTTTTAGTAGTTTTCTTATATTTATTTCACTTTCCATCGCATTAATTTCAGCCTGTTCTGTTAACCTATTAAGTAAATCGCCCTGGTCTTTGAATTCTGGTTTATCATTTATGAGTTTACTCGCAACTTTATCAAATTCTATTTGGGGAAGCCTATCTTGAATTTCGATAAAAAACTCCCTGAATTTTTGTCCTTGTTGTTCTGCAAGAAAAGAATCACCACCACAAGAAGCAATAAACGCATCATGTAATAAACACGTGGCTACAATGTCGTCTTCATTACCAGTAAGTCTACTCATTGTTAACATTGGTGAATTAAACTGTTGTAATATTTTTGAACATGTATATTCTTTTTTTTGCGATTCTTGCAGTTCTCTATACATCAGCATTATATCAAATGAAGTTGGAGTGCAACTAGACAATTTATCTAACCAACCCTTTATTTTTTCTGGAGTGTCAAAAAATTCGTATAAAGCTAGTAATAATGTAGGTTGAGCCATCCAAACAGGTAGCTCTTCTGCCGTTTTTGCTGTTTTTATACATTCACTTATTGCACTTGATAATAATTGAACACACTCATCCTCATATTGTGGAACACATTTTATATCTGTTAATGTTCTAACAATAAAACCACCAGCCCAACTGTATTCACCGAGATCATTAACGTCAACGTCACCAAACGCCTGAGAAAACAGACCAATATCTTTTTCAATCTTTCTTTTTACAAATTCCGGATCCTGCATATCATCCATAAGAGCCTCTGCTTCAGCAGCAGCTTGTGCTTCAACAGCAGCTTGTGCTTCAACAGCAGCCTGTACTTCAGCAGCAGCTGAAGCATTCATACTATTCAGAGCATCCATATTAAATAATTGATTATTATGTATATATGTCTATATAAATATTATATATTCTAAAATAAAAAATTAATAATAATTAATTATCAATATTATTATTACTTAAAAATAACAAAATAAAATTTATAAATAAATAAATATGGTTTTAAAACAAGAACAAGAAGTGCAGGAGAAAGAGTATACATTATGTTTAAACATGATTGTGAAGAACGAGTCTCACATCATAAAAGATACATTAACTAAACTCTTGCAAAAAATTAAATTTGATTATTGGGTTGTATCGGATACAGGTTCAACAGATGAAACACGGGAAGTAATTACCGAATATTTCAAAGAAGTCATGATTCCGGGCGAATTATATGAAGACGATTGGGTCGATTTTTCTCACAATCGGAATAAGGCGTTGGAATATGCATTTGGAAAAAGCAAATACTTGCTAGTATTTGACGCGGACGATGAAATATGCGGCGATTTTGTGTTGCCGGAATTGACAAGGGATTCTTATAGTTTGCAATTTGGAAGTTACACACGACCGCAAATTGTGAATAATTACAAGCGATGGAAATATGTTGGCGTTTTGCATGAATACATTTGTTCTAATGATTCTAGAATTGACGACGCAAGTACTGAAATTATAAAAGGACCCTACTATGTTGTATCTGGCAGAACCGGAAATAGAAACCTTGACAGTAACAAGTATTTGAAAGATGCAATTATTTTAGAAAAGGCGTACTATGATGCGCTGAATGCAAAAGATGACCTGCACATTAGGTATGGTTTTTATTGCGCAAATAGTTATTACGATTGTGGAAAATATGAAAGTGCAATTTCGTGGTATAAAAAAACACTTGAAAATGGCGGTTGGTATCAGGAGAAATACGTGTCTTGTTTGAAACTTTACAACTGTTATAACAACTTGGACAAGAAAGAAGCGGGATTTTTTTATCTTGTAAAGTCGGCCGAGTATGACAGAGAGAGGGCGGAGTGTTATTACGAGCTTATAAAATATTATTCTGGCTCAGGGTTACATGATGTTGCATATGGATATTATGGCGTGTTGCGAGATTTCTATCGCGACAATTATTTGAAAATTGGATTAAATAATAAATTATTTGTAGATGTGCGTATATCCGAATTTTATTTGCCTTATTACGTTGTCATTATTTGTGAAAAAATGCGCGATTATGAGACAGCAATACACATGTATAGAATTATTTTTACGAAGAAGTGTAAAATATTTGACACATGGCTCGTAAGCAACATGTTGTATAATTTACAATTTTTCACTCAACACGTTGAAGAGAAAGATAAAACGGCATTTTATTTGTTATTTCAAGAATATGTAGACTTTCTTTTTGCCAATAATTATCCGTTATCTGATGGTAAACATGTATTTATGAAGACTTATGAAAAATATGGCATTGTTGTCACATCGCGTCGTTTCAAGCGTGTATCTAAGGATGAGGATAAGGAAGAGTGTTCAAGAAGTAAAAAAATATTGTTTTATTCTGGATTTGCTCCATTTGCTTGGAATTATACGTACAGCACGCAGCACGCACTGGGTGGTTCTGAAACCGCGCTGGCAAATCTTTCCAAGTTGTTTCCATCAGATTTTGAAATTTATGTTGCCGGTGTTGTTTTGGAAGAGAAAATAGCAAACAATCACGACAACAGTCACAGAAATGTTACATATGTAAACATTCAAAATCTCTCCAACTTGGTTGAAACAAATGCTTTTCACACGGTGATTGTTTCAAGATATGTCGAATTTTATGACATCTATCCTGAAACGGCGTATTACCAATCGTTCATTTGGGGGCACGATGTCGTATTGCTTTCGAATAGTTCAAATATGGACGTGGAATCCATATTGAGAAAATGGTCTGATAAAATAACGGGATGTGTTTGTCAAACGGAATGGCATAAAAAATTATTTGCAACGAATTATCCAATGCTGAAAAATAAGATGTTTGTAATCAACAATGGAATTATTGTGGATAAATTTATAAATAAACCGGTAGTAAAAATTCCAAATCGGTTCATCTATACTTCGTGTAGCGAAAGAGGATTAGAACGGTTGCTCAAAATGTGGCCTAAAATAATTGAAAAAATGCCTGATGCTGAATTGTATATCAGTTCATACAACCAGTTTCCATCAAATGAGTTTGAATTTCGACTGCGTGATGTCATAGAGAAGCATGAAGGTGTCAAACACCTTGGTTCTTTAAATAAGACGCAACTGTATGAGATGATGGCAAGTGCGGAATACTGGTTGTATCCGACGAGTTTCAGTGAAACTTCTTGCATTACGGCAATGGAAATGCTTATGTCAGAAGTGATTTGCATATATTATCCGTTGGCCGGCCTTAATAATACATTAGGAAAATATGGAATTCAGGTTATTCCTGGCACTGAAATTCAAAGCATTATGAACTTGAGCGAGGATAAAAAGGCAGAAATGAGAATAAATGGAAAAAAATATGCAATGTCATGTTCATGGGAAAACCGGGTAAAAGAGTGGGAACGTGTGTTGGGGTTGAATAGTGATACTACTAATACTGATGTATGTATTAAATATGGAAAACAATACAATAATACTGATATAACTGAATATGTATTAAAAAATTTAACTACAGATGGAAAAATATACATTCCAAAAGATGATAATTACAGAGCAAGTATATTTGGAGACCCGTTACCTTTGGTTAAAAAATGTATGTTTATTACAGATAAATCAGGAAAAATTTTAAAAGAATTTGATTATAATGCAGATGTAAATTATTCATTAAAAAGGGAATTTAATACTAATTGTATAAAAGTTATCAATTTAGAACGAAGACCTGATAGAAAAGTCGATATAATGAATCAATTGCAAAAACACGGAATAAATGATTATACTTTAGTAAAAGCAGTTGATGGTTCTCAACTAGAAGAGACACAAGAGTTAGCCAATCTTTTTCAAGGAAATAATTTTAATAATAATAAAGGCGTAATTGGGTGTGCTTTAAGCCATTTGAAACTTTGGTACGAATTAATTAATGATGAAAATAATGACTATTATGTTATTTTAGAAGACGATATTGAATTGTATGATGATTTTAAAAACAAATTAAAAGAACATTGCATATTATTTCAACAATATGGAGCTGAGCATCTATCTTTAGGAGTATGTTGCAATAGTGAACAAGAGCAAAGAAAAATATCAACTGAAAATGTAACCATATTTAGAAAAAATGTCTACAAATATTGGAACATTGCTTTTGCTTATATTATCAGTAAGAAAGCTGCTCAAAAAATTATTGATTTTGTAAATATTTGTTCAATTAAATGTGCTATTGATAATCCAAGAGCTTATGGAGATATATTAGTTCATCATCATACTACGCAATGTATTGCTGAACAAAAAAAAATTAATATTTTTGGTTCAGATACTATTAGTTCAAATTGTTTTAGTTTCAGTAATAACAGTAGTTATAATAATCAAGAAATCAAAATAGCTTTTTGTGATTTTTGGGGAGAAGGGTACGATGGTGATTTTTTTGATAAAAAAAATAATTTTGTAACTAACTTTTTTGATAAAGCAAATAAGAAATATACAGTTGTTGAGCCAAGTCAAAACCCGGATACTATTATTTTTTCAGCATTTGGTGATGAGCATACAAGACATCAAAATGTTCGAAGAGTTTATTACTGTGGTGAACCTTTTTTACCAAGAGATGATGTAGATTATAATATAACATTTGACCATACAAGACCAAAAAATTTTAGATATCCGTTATGGAGTGCTTATATGAATAGTTATCTTTTTGAAGAATGTGAGAGAAGAAAAAATGGCATTATAACTGTTCCAAAAAGAAATAAATTTTGCTCTTTTATTTGCAACGGAGAATATAAAACAACTTGGAGAAAAGAAATTGTTGAAAAATTATCACAGTATAAACGAGTTGATTGTGGAGGAAGATTCTTAAATAATATTGGATATACTGTACCAAAAGGAACCAGTTGCTCAGGTAAAATCGAACATAACTTGAATTATAAGTTTGCTATAGCATTTGAAAACGAAGACCATCCTGGATATGTAACTGAAAAAATATGTGATGTATACAAATCAAATTGTATACCCATTTATGCTGGTAATAGAGAAGTTGTTGAGGATTTTAATCCAAATACATTTATCAATGCTAACGACTTTAAAAATTTAGATGAACTGGTTGACTATGTAATAAAGGTTGATAATGATGATGAATTATATGCCAGCTATTTTAAAGAGCCGATGTTTTCAAATAAATGGTTAGATATTTTTAATGATTCTCATAACACATTTTACAAAAATATAACAGATTGTATTGTTGGGACTAAGATAAATTTATATTCAAATATGATGAAATCTAATAATAATTTAAAAAATATAGGATGGGAACCTGAAAATGTTAATAAAATTAGTAATCAGTCAATTCATAAGCCTAAAAAATTGGTATTTGATATAGGTGCAAATATCGGTAACTGGGCATTGGCAAATATATCTGAAGAAAATAAAATCATTTCAGTTGAACCTTCTACATGTACATTTAATAAATTGGTAAAAAATGTTAGTTCATATGGTAATATATTTCCACTTAATTATGCTGTTTGTGATTCAAAAGAAGAAAATATAACATTTTATGAATCAGAAAGCGATGTTTTATCATCATTAAATAAAGAATGGATTTATGGACCGGAGTCAAGGTTTAATTGTAATTACAAAGTAACTTTATCAAAAACAATAACATTGGATAAACTAATAGAACAATATGGTGTTCCTGAATTTATTAAAATTGATGTTGAATCTGCTGAATATTCTTGTATTAAATCCTTAACAAAAAAAGTAAATAATTTATGTTTTGAATGGGCAAGTGAAAACCTAGATATGATTTTTAATTCTCTTAATTATTTGTATAAACTCGGTTTCAGAGAATTTTATATTCAAATGAATAGTGATGATTATAAATTTGTTCCAAATAACTATTATTCGTTAAATGATACAAAACAAATATTATTATCAACTATTTACAAATGTGATTGGGGAATGATTTTTTGTAGATAACTATTAGTAAAAATTATATTTAAATATAAATTTATAATTAAATATAATTTTTTAATTATAAATATGCTGATTGATATATTTTCACTAAAATTTCCAAAACAAGTAAAAGGTATTTTACATTTAGGAGCACACGAGTGTGAAGAAAGAGTTAAATATTTATCCAGATTTAACTACATAACAGATGATGATATTGTATGGATTGATGCATTGATTGATAAAGTTAACTCTGTAAAACAAAGAATTCCATCTGTTCAAGTTTATAATGAATGTATAAGTGATATTGATAATCAAACTGTGTCATTTAATGTTACAAATAATTATCAATCCAGCTCATTTCTTAAACTTAAAGAACATTTAATTGAACATCCAGATATTTATCAAATATCAAGTATTGAAATGAAGACTAAAACATTGAAAACATTTTATAACGAAAATGATTTCAAGTATGATAAGTTTAACTTTTTTGCGTTTGACATTCAAGGAGCAGAATTGCTTGCTTTAACTGGGGCAGGTGATATTCTTGAACATGTTGATTATATCTATATTGAAGTTAATACTAAAGAATTGTATGAAAATTGCGCTTTATTAGTTGATATTGATTCTTATTTATTAAAATTTAATTTTATTAGGCAAAATATTTTAATGACTGAACACGGATGGGGTGATGCGTTTTATGTTAAAAAATATTTTAATATTTCAAATGATATTAAGATTTATTATGGAACAGATTCAAATAAAATAGATGTTACTGAAATCGCATTCATAAAAAATAAAAACAAAAATATTATTTATATTCCTGCTGGAGATGAAAGTAGAGCTGGTTTTTATGGAGACCATGTTTTTGGAAAACTAAAGAATATTTATATAGAGTCAAATAAGGATTCTTATATAATAGACCACAATTCTCGTGTTTATATTAATTTAGATGATAATACAGTTGGAATAAATTATTATCCAACAAAATATAATTATGAATTAAGTATTATGGCTATTTTTAAGAATGAAACTATGAATTTAAAAATATGGTTAGACCATTATTTATGGCAAGGTGTTGAACACTTTTATTTAATTGATAATGATAGTAATGATAACCCAATGAGTATTTTAAAAGAATATATTGACAAAGGTGTTGTTACATATTATTTTAAACCTGAAAAATATCAACAAGTGCAACATTACAGAAATGTATTTGATAATGAAGGTTTGAAAGAAAAAACAAAATGGCTATGTATTTGTGACCTGGATGAGTTCTTTTTTGGAACAGAAAATAAATTAGTCGATGCCATTTGTGAATTTGATGGATATGATGTTGTTTATACTAATTCGTTTTTTTATGGCTGCGACAATTTAATAGAACACCCTCTCGATATTAGAATTAGTAATATTCATAGAAGTGATGATATATTAAATGGTATTAAATATTTTTTTAAACCAAAATGTATAAATGACAGTTCTGAAATATGGATTCATTGGTTAGTTCATAGTGGTTCTGATTCGTTACAGAAAAAAATATTATCTACCGAAACTTTTGATAATACAAAAATAAGGTTAAATCATTATATAGTACAATCACTTGAATATTGGCAAAATATTAAGATGAAGAGAGGTGACGTATCTGTTCCTCAAAATGAATATCTTAGAACAATGAAAATATTTGACGAGTATGAAAAAAGTGCTATTATTAAAGATGATATATTGAAACAAATTATTGAAAATAATACTTATGATTGTATTTAAATACTAAAAAAAATAATTAAATTTACTATTATCATATTTAGTATTTAAACCCGTTGTTACAAAATGACCCCATGAAGGACACCAAACTTCTTTAGCTGAACCTAAAAATAGAGCCGTGAATGAAAATGTACTTCTTGATAAAATTAATACATCCGCATTACATAATAGATATAAATCATAATTTTCATTTTTACTACATATACATCTATATGGATAATCTATTTTGCAATCACCCGGCTGAGTTACAATTATTACTTCATGGTCTGGATATTTTTGCCTTGCTTGATTAATCGCCAATTCAACTTTATTCTTTGCTAATGGTGTTTGCATATTACAGTAACCCAAATTTCTTATACCTTGAATCATTTGTTCGTCATTATTAATTCTATTTGTGTAATAATTACTACATGTTGCTCCATTATAATCTGGTCTATCTTTTACATCTCCCATACGTAAATGAACTAGTATAGATTTTTTTTTATCAAACGGAATTTTAAATTCTGATGGGACATTATTATCAATACATAATTTTATTGATTTGCTTAAATATTTTTTGAAATAACTTATCAAGTCAGTTTGAATATTATATAATACCTGGGTTGTAATTATTAATAGGTCACAGCTATAAAAATAAGCAAATTTATTAAATTTTATTTCAAATTCTAATAAGTATTCCATAATGTTGATATTTCTATATTTTGATTCATAATCTTTTTTCGGAAATTGTGTATTATAATTATCAATCCATAATAACAAAGATTCAACTATAAAACTTTTTTTGTACTTGTTACCTTCATATTCATAATCACTATTGTAATTTACATTTTTTGGGTGATAAACTATGTATAAGTTATTGTAAAACGCATATATTATTATTGATAAGTATTGAATTAAATGACTTCCTAATCTGTCCCCCCGTGAATATAAATAAATTGATTCTTCCATAATATTTGATTAAAATGAATATCAAAAATAATTTTAATATTTATTTTAATCAAATATTGAAAAAAAATAATTTAATGACATTCATAAATAACTATAAAATACAAACTCATGTAAATAGTTATTTATGAAAAATATTTAGAGAGACATTCATAGTCAACTATATAAACAACGATGCAGATTTTTGTAAAAACACTCACTGGAAAAACAATTACTCTAGAAGTAGAGTCGAATGACACGATAGCTTCATTGAAAACGAAAATTCAAGACAAGGAGGGCATTCCGCCAGACCAACAGCGCTTAATCTACAGCGGCAAACAGCTGGAAGATGATAGAACGTTGGCTGACTATGGGGTGAACTCCGAGGCAACGATTCATTTGGTCCTGCGACTTCGTGGAGGCATATTTTTTTGAATGTAGTGTTGAATCTTTAATATTATATAAATCAAATTAAAGACAATTTATATAATATATTATAATGAAAAAGTGCAATAGGTGTAGAAAAGAAAAAGATATTGAATTTTTTTTAAAAAATAATAAAGAATTAAAAACGTGCATTGACTGTAGAGAAAATTCTTGTAAGTCGAAAGATAATTGGTATAAAAATAATAAAGAAGTTGTTTCATTATACAACAAAATACGTATCGATAAAAAATATGATAATACAGAAGTTTTATATATTTATGCCAAAAAAAATAATAGTGAAGAAGAATGGATTAAATTTAATTCACAATTAGAAGCAGCTAAAAAATTAAGTCTTTGTGCTCCTAATATAAATAAAGTTCTTAATGGTAGTTTAAAAACTACAGGTGGTTATATTTTTAAAAAAGAAAAAGAAATATATAAAGTAAAAGAATCTACTTGGGAAGAAATTAAAAAACAAAATAATATTATAAATAAATGTAAAGGGCAGCCATCAAATCATAGAACTTTGCATGAAACCATCAAAGGAGTTACTGGAAAGAAGTGTTGTACTTGTAAGTCATGGCAACCATTAATGGAATATAATCACTCTAAAACACACTGGGATAATTTGAGAAATGATTGTAAAAAATGTCTTACAGAATGGAGAAAAGAAAATAGACAAAAAATTAATAAAAATTTTTTAGAATATGAAAAAAAACGCAAATTAAAAGACCCCGAATTTAAACTTCTTAAAACATTAAGAAGTAGACTATTATGTGCGATTAAAAGACAACAATCAAATAAATGTGATACAACAATTGAATTGTTAGGTTGTTCTGTTTTATTTTTAAAAGGATATCTTAGTGCAAAATTTAAAGAAGGAATGACATGGGAAAATCACGGGGAATGGCATATAGACCATATTAAACCGTGTGCTTCATTTAATTTATTGAATGATGATGAACAAAAAAAATGTTTTCATTATACAAATTTACAACCACTATGGGCGTTGGAAAATTTAAGTAAAGGTTGTAAACATGTAGATGAAAATATGATATTAAAAAATAAATAGTAAAAACTTGAATAGTTTTATGCTCGTCACCTTCTATTTTTATTATTTTTTATTTTCTTATCTTTTAACTTTTATCTTTTTTTTATTTTTTACAATTAATATGATTAATGATTAATGTGAATGATGCAAATTATTGAATGCGTGGTCTGCGATACATGTATTGAGTTTAATTATATATTCAAAGATACTTAAAGATGTCTCGCTAATAATGTTAAGAAAGGCAATTAAGCAATTCAACAAGCATACAATGGCAACAGCAGCGAGCGGACAAAAGATGGCGGGATGTGTAAAGTGGTTTAATATGAAGACTGGTTTTGGGTTTCTGACCGTAGTTCGTGGTGGTGGAAGTGGCGAGCTTAAAGTTGGGAGCGAGGTTTTCGTGCATCATTCAAATGTCAAAGTTCAGGAGGAGCAGTACAGGTTCTTGGTTCAAGGTGAGTACGTGGAGTTTGATGTGTCGAATGTTGCAAACGGTCAGCATTCTTGCCAGGCGACGAATGTGACGGGCATGTTTGGCGGAAAGTTGATGTGCGAGACGCGCAATGATGCGCGCCAGTCGTCTTCGTCGCAACAGCAGGGTGGTCGCGGTGATGATGAAGAGGATGACGATGCCGGTGATGGTGACGCATATGTGCCGGTTTTGAGGAGGACGGCGAGTTCTGCTCCTGAGTCTTCACGTACGGCGGCGGCGCCATCATCATCATCATTCAAGACGCGTGGTGGCGGCAGCGGCCGCGGTGATGATGCGCCTCGCACTCGTGGTCGCGGTGGTGGTCGCAGTTAAAACTTCTTGAAAGAAATTGAATGAAATAAATATGAAATATAAATAATGATTTAGAATTTAAATTATTATTTATAATATATTTGATATTCGAATACTTATTGTGGAACATGGATAATAATAGTGTTGAAATGGAAGTGATGGAATCTGACTGTGAGGACGTGAGGTTTTCAAAGCTGAAGGAGGACATTATTGGCGTGATGTGCAACGTGTTGAATTATATGACCTTGTCGTCATACGACTATTATTACACGCAATACCATCAAGAATGTCGAAATGAAATGAATGCAGTATATGACAACGGAGCAACTTCAATAACGGTTGAGAGTTGCAAACATTTTTACGAGTGTTTAAAACGGCTGGAGTGTGTAACAGACACGGATGACCCCGATTATTATGAATATAGAAGGAAAATGAGACGATTTATAATATCTTTGGCATCGATTAGAACTGGCATCGATTAGAACATGATACATGAAATATTTTTGGTTGATTGGATTTATTTATTTTCTTTTACTTTTTTTTGCTAGCAAGAATGCTCTTTTAGTGTGACTGCATCCGCTTTTTAAAATGTCGTAGTCAACGACGGATGCGTTTCCACCGGTAATGGAGCTTGCCAAACGAGCCAGACCCCAAGACTGCGGTGTTTGGTTGGGTCGTGACCCGGAGGAATAGTATGCACCTTCGCCTTTACGCACGATTTTTTTCAGGGCGTCTAAAGAGCATCCGGTTTTACGTGCTAGTTCATTGCTTGGAGTAACGTTGTCAATCTTGTAAATTCGTTTGGCATTTTCTATATGAGACGATTTTTTGCTTTTGAAAGATGAAACGTTTTTCCGCGTGTAGTATTTATTGCTCTTGTATAACTTCCGCGATTTCAGCAGCATTCCAAGTTGGCGCTTTTTGTCCTTGCTTGACAGCTGTTTTGGAATGTAACGCGCAGGAAGAGATGTGCGATTATATTTTTTTGTTTTTCGAACATGCATCTTACGCCTGCCCCTGCCCCCGTTGTGACTTCGTAATGGTGGTCCGTCATCATCGTTGTTGGCAGCAGCAGCAGCAGCGGCATCATCAGCAGCGGCATTATCGTCAACCATCCGATTCGCATTTTCCATTAATTCCTCAATATATTTCTCAACATTTTCTTGAGTCGTCGTACTTTTTTTGATTGCGGCCGACTGTAAAATTATCTTTCTTACAGCGGCATATTTAATATCTTTTAGGGATTCATTTAAACTAAAAATTAGAAAATCTCCCGCGGTCAAAACTCCCGGGGTCGTCATTGCTGTTTGTATAGTTTTTTGTAAATAGTAAATGTATTATATAATTCATAAATATTATAAATATTATTATTATCAAATATTATTATTATCAATATAAAAAATAATAATAGTTTATTTTAGAACCACCACCCACCTCGCCGGCCTCCTCCGCATCCATCACAGTCTGAAGCAAACCAACAGTCACTTGCCCTCCATCCCGGGTATTGACACCCCCATCCATTTCCAGTATTGATGCATCCGTTTCGACAATTATAATTTACACCACCACCATAACCATAACTATGAGGGTTCAAATAGATGGGTTGCGCATAGTGTCTTCCCCACCAGCCGCCGCCGCCCCAGCCACCACCGCCCCAGCCGCCGCCGCCCCAGCCACCGCCGTGCCGACTTCCACTACCGTGAGGATGTCCTCGCCCTCCATGACCTTGATGAGACTCAATGATGGTGGAATTTTGTCTACAAAATGAAAATAAAACAAATACAGATATTGACGCAATGATGGCTAAAATAACATAAAATATTTTTGACATTGTATTATATTATTTATATATAAAAAATAATATAACACAATGGTAATAATGGTCGTCATGTTGACATTTATAACGACTCCTTGTTGAAGAAAATTTGTCGAAATTGTGTCATTTCTTTATCTGTAAACATGCTTGTCAAAAAATCGTTTGGCGTTTTAGTTTCTTTTAAAAGATTGGAAATCATAAAAAGCGAATAAATTCCGCATTCCGTGTTGCTTTTTTGGTGTTGTTTACTGTTTACAATGTATTTGAAATTCATCCCGATTTCTTTTCCCTGTTTGATGATTTTCTTGGCGAACTTATTTATTTCTTTGGATGGCGGGTCGCCGGTGCTGTCGAAGAAGAAAATGAATTGTTGTTTAATGTTGATGAAGAGAGATATCCAGTGCGAGCCGGATAAATAATGGGGGTCTGTATTAAAAATGATTCCAATTTTACTTTTATTATTTGCTGGATTCAAGTAAGTTTTTATGTCAAAATTGCACAATTCTTCGTATACGCATGATGGCTCACCCTTTGGAGTTTTGTCAAAATCAATGGGTGATGGACCAATAAATTCAAAAAAAGGAAACGCATCTTCGTATTGTTTCATAACTTTTGTAATATCGACACTGGAGAGCCACTCATTTGGATTTTTATTCCACGTCTTTGGGCTTTCAGGTGCAAAGTAATTGAATAAATCTTTCGTGGCAGATGCGCCTTCGTTGAAGAGTTGTCGCATCCAGCACGACTCCTTGTTGCACACGCTTCCAAATCCTGTTTTCAGCGATTCCCATATTTCTTTTACGTCATTGCTGTTTATTAATGCGTCTGGATGACGCGCATTCCAACTGTCTCTGAGTTTTATAATGGCATTTGTGGTGTAACACGTGAAATCTTTTTCTTGGGTTGGTGCGCATGAAAGTTTTTTAAACGATTCATCTAAATTTGAATTGGTTGATTCGTGGGCATCGTTTGTTTGTTTCGATTTTCTTCGAAAACTTTTTGTTTTTTTAGTGGGTGGTGGCATTTTATATTTAATTTATAGTTATAATAATTTATTATTTTATTTTTAAATTATTTTATTTCGTCTGAAATAATTTCATTGGTTGTGGATGGTTTTTCTTTTTTCTTTTGTTTTTTTAATCCCTTGTGCTTGAATGACGGGTCTTTTGGGTTGAATTTGAATTGCTGTGGGAAAACAACCGGTTCTTTTTTCTGAGATGATGATTTTTTAATGACATAAGTGTCGAGGGTAAGTTTTTTTACTTCTTTTGGTTTGAAACAAAGTTCGTTGGCTTTGTTCATCTCGAATGCGTTGAGCGCGTCGAGTTTGTTATTACATATGCATTGCTGCTGCTGCGCAGTTGGTTCGCCCGCTACAATACCCATGCACACGTAACATTTTTGAATGGTTTCGCTTTGGTCTTCAAATTTCAAGTGGGATATGCACGCCTTCATGTACATGTTGAATGCGCCGTTTAATGTAACATCTTTCAATTCATTTTTAAAAAGGTCTTTTGTTATAGAAATTATTCTTTTTCGATAAAATTTCAAATCTCTCTTGAATCCAGTGTCATAATCTATATTATTTTTGCGAAGGTATTTTTCATACTGTGCGACATTTACCATATATTCTAGAGTTGCGTCATCGACAGAATTTAAAGAAATGTCCATTTATATTATTCTTTTATTTTATATAATTTAATTATATATTATTATTATCTTATACAAATATATAATCAATGACGGCAAAGATTAACATTTTGCTTATTGACACGCGTGTATCGCATTATGATGCGATTATTGCGGCAGTCGACCCTGCATTGTCAAAGGGGATAACGTTTGACTATTACACTGACACTTTCGACACATTGAAAGAGCGAATGGTGTCGGGGTCAAGCGGCATTCTCGCGAATTCGGTTGGACTTGTTCAGCACAATTATAAAATGCCGACATTTAAAATGGTGGATGCGCAAACAACATCAAGCACAATTGAGCAAGTTGAAATACAGGACAACGAATTATCCACGTGGGCACCGTTGAAAGAATTTATTGAGTGGTGCAAGACGGAATTAAGCATTGAACATTTCGACATGATGGCGTGCGCGCTTTATTCTAATCCCGACTGGAAGTATGTTATAGATACACTTTCAACACAAACCGGCGTGGAAATTCGCGCTTCAACCGATGATACGGGGTCGTCGTCGCTCGGTGGAAACTGGTTTTTGGAGTCGCATGTTGGCGTGAATCTGAAAGAAGTGTATTTCAATGATTCGATTGACGGATATGTTGGGTTATTAGACTCTGCAATGTTCAATTCAAGCGTGGATGATGGTTTCTTGTATACGACTCAAATTCCCACAATAACAACGCTGCCATCCAGACCAACCCGCCCAACGAATCCTACACTGCCTTTACCCGCTCCAACTCTACCATCCCGACCATCATTATCAGGATACACCAGTTCATACGGTGTTAGTAATGAAGTGCAAGGAAATGGCGGGTCAGTTGTCTCTTATGGTGACGATAATAATAGCAATTGTTCATTCTCCAAAGTAAGCACGCAACTTCAAAGCGGCGTCGCGTACTTATTTTCGAGTGGAGCGGCGCTCAAAACGAATGGTAGTTTAGTGCTATGGGGAAATCATATGTATTCGGCAAATATAATGGTGCCATCGACTGCTAACTTATCAAGTGGCGTTTGCTCAATGTGTCGCAATGGAGGATTTAATATATGCGCTTTGAAAAGCGACGGCTCGGTTGTTTTTTGGGGTAATTTTTCTTCAGGGTTTCCTGCATTTCCATCATCTGATTTGTCAAGCGGTGTTAACTTTGTGGCTGTCTCGTCTGAAGATTTTGCATGTTTGAAAAGTGACGGGTCAATAAGAGGTTGGGGGAAAGAAGTTTTCAATACTTCTTCATCAGTTCCTACCTTGATATACCCTTCCGGTTCAAATTTAAATAGCGGTTTCGTAAAACTAGTATCAGTTCGTTCTATAGGCGCTTTTGCCGCAATAAAAACGGATGGGTCAGTTGTATTTTTTGGAGGAACATCGGCTAGTACTAGTTGTTTGTCCAATCCAACAACATTTTATCCGGCTGGAAGTAATATTACTTCTGGTGTAGTCGATGTAGTTAGCACAATAGGGGTTGATTATCAAGCATGTTTTATTGCATTAAAAAGCGACGGGTCTCTTGTGGCATGGGGAGCTGGAGCATCAAGTCTAAGTACGTGGATATCAGGTAAAACGGCAGTTAAAATTATTAAGACTACCAGTCGACCAATCATAATATTATCAGATGGAACATACATAAATTATTTGACGACCGCGTCTGAAGGAACATTTACAAATATTGTAGATGCACTAGAATCAACCCAGTATAATCGATATTTATTTTTGAGAAATGATGGAACTTTGGCTTGGAGGGGTCCCAACAATTTTTATTATTATTATAGTGTCGGTATAGAAGTATTTACAAATGTAGTTAAAATGTGGAATGACCCCAACGGACAATTCAATCAAGGAGGAATAGTTTTAACTTCTACTGGAGAGTTGAGAAATTTAGTTAATAATACGTTAATGGCAACTGATGTAAATGACGCCATCGTGACTCAGGTCTATGTAACTTACGTAACAAGTACGGGTAAAGTGAGAGTTATAAAAAAAGTGTATATGAATGATAGACAGGAATCTGTAATTAATAATGCTCCATACCCCGCAATTCGTGCGAATGGCGCAGGGCAAGAAAGTGCAACAAGTCTTCTCGCCACATTAAATGACGGAACAGTTTGCACCGTGTTGAAAACTCCAATAACATATCCGTATTTGTTTGTTTTTAATGGAACCACATACGCAACCTGTCCGTACAATCAATACAGGACTGCATTAGATTTGGTAACTGGATACACAGGTACTTCTCAATCAGTTGGCGGCAATGCATTTACGATAGAAACGTGGTATTATCAGCCGTCACAAACTCTGAATTCAACAATTGTTGACAGAGGAAATTCCTGTTACTTGTTTCAAGTGAGTCCTAACGCAAATACAATAACGGCAAATCTTGGATGCTTGGGATTTTCCAATACTGCAATTTCTGGCACTTGGTTGTATGCCACTAGCGCAGTTGTTGCGACTTCGGGCTGGACCCACATCGCAATGACGCGCGAAGGAACTTCTTATAAATTCTACATTAATGGCGTTTTAAAACAAACAATGACTGGACCGGCAACATTAACCAGAGACGATGGCGTTTTGGGAATAGGAACGCAACTGGCCGGAACCACAACTGGTTCAAATTATACAAATGCGGGATGTAGTATGTATGATTTGCGTTTATGGTGCGTCAGTCGAACAGATGACCAAATTAAAAGTTACATGAATGTTTCTGTTTACCCTAGTAGTTTCGGGTTAGTTGCAAATTATTTATTTAATGATAATGAAAATGTATTTTATGATAGAACGAGGAATGGTTTCAATTGCACGATTGGTAATTATGTAAGCACTTCATGGAACACTTATAACAGGGGGTCTTCAAAGCCGTCTAGTTCATTTCCTTCAAGCATTGGAGTTTTTCTTAATCCGGACTATACATTAGTTCGAGAGAGTTATTTGACTCTAAGTTTAGGAACAGGACCTTTGACAAATCTTGTGAAGACTGATTTTACTGGTGCAAATTTAACCGGTATTAATTTTGTTGGCAGGGATTTAACCGGTGTTAATTTTAGTGGTGCCAATCTAACGAATAATTTTTCGAATGCAATCTTAACGGGAATAACTGTAAATAAATCAACAAATTTCACAGGAGCAGTATTTGCAAATGCAGTTATATATTCCGTTATTGGAACTGTAAATCCAAGTCTTGTTCCTACAAACTATTTACATTATTTTTCAAATGTGAATTTGACAAATGTGTTGGTAGATTATAATAATGTCAACACAAGCATTGCGCTTCGGCCAACCTCAATTACGAATTACGCAGTACATTTTGCAGATTATTACAATTTTAAAAAATCAAATGCTCGATTTTACATTTCATGGGCAACAGACTCCAATGCGCTTTCTTTTTCTTCTTCAAGTTACACGCCGAAAGTGCGTTTCCAAATTATAAACAAAGATACAAATGTAGTTGGAGTAGATGTTTTATTTGATTATGCTGATGGAAAAGGATGCATCGAGACAAATGTGCCATTTTACATTGATAGAGGAAATGAAGAGAATGACAGCGTGAATGGCACGTCGCCAACAAATAAAGATATCCCATTACGGTTTTTGCTATGGGGTGAGTTGGTAAACGGCGTAAGGTCTTCATCGTATGCAGAAATAGTTACAGGTAGTTTACCATTTACAGTTTCAACAACTTTCTCATTATTTAGTAATATATTAACGAGTGCGCCGAGCTGGTACACAAGCATCACCACTAACAGCAATAATTCTCGCTACCACAATTATATAGCTTATTTAAATCACAGTGATAATAAGTTATTTTTATACGGGAAGCAGGTATTTTCAAATGGAGCATTTACAAGTCCCGCTGGTTCTGCAACATTTTACGACTGGGCAACAAACACGCCTTACATAATTCCCGCAACATCTGGCGCTTGGCGGAGCAGCGTAATTGACCCGACTGGAAATTCAGCTTTTATCAACGTATGGGCTTCGACAAGTCAAGGATGGTGCAGGTATGTCTTTTCTACAAACACGCTGACAGTATTGAATACTGCGGAATCATGTAACAATACCGTGTGTAATTCAACGGGAACTCGCGCTTATGCTAACGATACGACTAATTTATTGGTTTATAATTCAACTACAAATGTCGCATCTGTTGTTCCGCTTGGGGTTAGCAATTTACGAAACATGTTCATAGATAAAAATGATAAATATATTGTAACAAGTTCATATGATGCAGCAGCAGTTTATATAATAGATATAGTAAATGACGCCAACACTAAAATGTCAACTGGACAAATTGTTTCGAATGCTACTATAACGTCGGCATGGTTTGATGACAGTAGTACCTATTGCTATGCTATATTTAATACTCAGAATACTAATATATATAGGATAAAATTATCTGATAGAACATGGTCATTATTTATAACATTGCCTATCGCAACATCAAACATCACAATAATCAACAAATATTTATACATTTTTGGAATAAATACCAGCACTCAATATTCAATGATTGATACAACGGCTGCAACGCCAACCATTGTTGTCAACTCTCTTCCAACGGGATATGACACGGTATTACATGCATATGAAACGAAAAACAATAATGTGTATTGTTCTGTAACTTATAATGGAGTTTCAATCATTGCGCATTTTACCGGTTTTCCAAATACGTTCAGTAATTCAAGTGGCGTCATGTTGGGTCCTTCTGTAAATTATTCAAACGCTAATTTAACCAACTATAAATTATCAAATAAAAATTTTACAAGTTCAAAATTTACGAATGCAACGATAACAAATGTTGATTTTACTAATTCGAATTTTACTAATGCATCATTCAGTGGAACAGTTGATTATTTCACCGCCGATTTAACTGGGGCGACATTAACTGGCGCTACTTTTAGTGATAGTTTGTTCGATTACACGTTGGATGCAAATAATAATGCAACTGTTATAAAATATCGTGGAACGGCAAGTTTAGTTTTCCCTGAGAAAGTAAATGGCACATATACAATCACTGCAATTGGAGACAACATGGATTGGGGGATATCTTTTACCAATTTTTCATTCAGCGCCACCTCTAAACTGATTTCAATTGGAGCAAGTGGGGGTCCACAAAACATGGGTATTATTACATCGCCATTTGGTCCAAAAAATTTCTTTCCACCAACTTTGACAAGGATTGGTTATCAAGCATTTTATTATCGCAATGTAGCGTCGAGTCCAGAATTTCCGACGTCGAGCGACTTTAGATTTGCGGCTATTATTCTTCCACCAGGTGTCAACTTCATTGGACAAAATGCGTTTTCACAATTTAGTATCCTTGTAAAAATAAAACCGACTCTTGCATGGAGTTCTGCATTGACAACACCTCTTGCAGCGGGGTCGTCTACATTTACTTATACGGCAACAAGCAGTGGTCCTCTTGGATACACTGGTTATAATGGGTCTAGTGCAAATTCAAACATGCCTGTTTATTATGCATCAACAAATACATCCGTTGCCACAATTAATTCATCTACCGGCTTGGTAACGCTTGTAGGACTTGGAACCGTGACATTTACTGCAAATCAAGATTCACAAAGTAGTGGTGAAGTTAGTTTTTACTCGGCTGATACACTTACATCGGAAACACTAACTGTTACAAAAGGCACGCACACATTGAGTGCTTTTTCAATTGCGCCAAAATACTTTGGAGATGCGGTATTTCAGGTTACGGCGCCAACAAGCACAAGCACTGGTGCATTCCATTATACAAGCAATAATTTGTCGGTTGCCACAATTACCGATACGGGAATGATTACCATTGTCGGTGTTGGTTCTGCCACGATTACCGTAAACCAGGATGAGACGACTCTTTTTTATGCACCCACTGCCATTACTGCGATATTTACCACTGTTTTGAAAGCGACTCCAATTTTGAGCGAGTTTACAATTGCGCCAAAATATATTGGAGATTCGGTTTTTACGGTTAGCGCACCAACAAATATATCATATTCATATGTTAAAAATAATCCAACACTGTATTCAAAGTTAACAAATTTTCCAAGGATAAGCACACTAACTCATTGGGAAATAAGTATTCATTTTAGAACTACAACAAGTGGTAGGTATCAGGCATTAATAAGTGATAGAACTGGTTACACTAGTAATGGATGGACTTTTTGGTTAAATCCGCAAGGCGGACTCCATATTACTTCATATAGTCAAGGTTTATTTTTGGATTTCTTAAATGGTTCTGTATCGCCAAATAAAAATTACATATCAACAGTTAGACGAACTCCTAGTGGGTTGTACGTTTCTGTAAAGGATGTTGGCACAGGAAATACGGTGTCTGCTACTGGTAGTTCAAACTTAATATTGACTCAAGATGCAAATGTATATGTTAATTTTGTTTCGGGTAGCGCAGTAATATCAACTGAAGGATTTGTTGGAACAATATCATCCGTCACTGTTAGGGACCCACGAACAACCGTAGTAAGTGACGGACTATTGCGCTACGCGGTAAAATATACATACGCTAATATGTTTTCATCTATTGCTCCAGGTTCTGAAATTATGGATTCGGCAATGTCGTTGAACGGCATGTATCAAACCGTAACGACGTATAAAAATGGATTCTGGTTATCTTCCAACTATGGAGCAAACTGGACAAATAAATCGCCTTCATCAACCGCCGTTGGCAGTGTAATATATAGAGGCGTTGCAATTTCATCATCGGGGCAATATCAAAGTGTTTGTGAATACAATGGATATATATATGTTTCGAATGATTATGGCGCGACTTGGACAAAACCTGCAACAATCACAGGTGCAAAAAATTTCATGGCGATTAAAATGTCGGACAGCGGTTTACATCAAACTTGCGTTGCTGATAATGGTTATATTTACACCTCGTCTGATAGTGGTGCAACATGGACGCAAAAAACATCAATTGGAGCAAAATCGTACTATGACGTTGCAATGTCGGCAGATGGCAGCATTCAGTACGCGGTTGTTTTGAATGGTGGTGGAATATTGAAAAGCACAGATAAGTGGGCTACATCAACATCCGTAAATACCGGGCTCACTCAAAATAAAGTGGGCTCAATTGAAATATCATCAACCGGAACGTATATAACAATTGTGTCATTCACGGACACCGGTGTAAATGACCCTGTCATTTTATCCAAAGATGGCGGAATCACATGGGCATCTTTTGACCCGGATGGTATCGCTAAAACTGGATGGACATCTTCAAATGTGGGAATGTCGGCTGATGGGCGTGTTCAAATATTGTGTTATAACACTGCGACATTTACTGGTGGCTTGTATTTTTCCATCGACTACGGCACCACGTGGATAAATGATGTTTCGATAAATAATAACCCGCGCGGAGTTAGCGTATCGCGCGATGGCACATACATGTTAAGTGGGTCGAGCGACCTTGTAATATATAATATTTTTTCGGATATGGCTACAATTCCTGCAAGTAAAAAAGTTGCAACCATTGTTGAATTAACTGGAGAAGTGACAATTGTTGGTGCTGGTTTGGTTACAGTTTCTGCAAGTCAAGACTCAACAACTGATTACAATGAGTCTGCACCCATTAGTGCAAAATTTCTTGTAAACAAGGTTACGCCAGTTTTGAGCAATGTTACAGTTTCAAAAACGTATGGAGATTCGGCATTTCAGCTTACGGCGCCCGCAGGTTCTAGCTCGAGCGGTGGAACAGTACGTTATGTTTTTTTGAGCGGAGACACGACGGTTGCGTCTGTAACCGAGTTGGGAATAGTAACGGTCAACAAGGTAGGCGCGGTTGTATTTTCTGCAAGCCAAGATGAAACATCCAGTTATTTTGCGCCCGCGCCTGTTACAGCGACATTGACTGTTTCGAAAGCAACGCCGATTTTGAGCAATGCGATAGTTTCAAAAACGTTTGGAGATGCGCCATTTCAGGTTACGGCACCGGAAGGTTCTAGTGTTAGCGGCGGAACAATGCATTATATTTTTTCAAGCGGAGATACGACGGTTGCGTCAATAACCGATACGGGATTAATAACGGTAAATAAGGGAGGCGAGGTTGTATTTTCTGCAAGTCAACATGAAACAGAAAACCATAACGCGCCCGCGTCTGTTAGTGTAACGTTGACTGTTGCGAAAGTGACTCCGACCTTGAGCGGTTTTACGATTCCGCCCAAAACTTATACGTATGGAACAGATACAACATTTCAAGTTACCGCAACAACAAGCAGTGGCAGTAATGGCACGTTTCGTTATTCAAGCAATAATTCAGCCGTTGCATCGATTGATTCCTTAGGAACTGTTACAATTAATGGTGCAGGTTCTGCCACATTTAGTGTAAACCAAGATTCAACAGACAATTATGACGCGCCCGTGCCTCTTACAGCAATACTGACTGTTATCAAAGCGACACCAACAATTGCAATTTCTAATTTATCAAAAACCACCGTAGACCCGACATTTACATTTGTTAGTTCAAGTGCAAGCGACGGAGCCCTAACTTTTAGCAGCAACACGCTCGGCGTTGCAACAATTCATTCGTCGTCCGGGCTTGTCACAATTGGCGGTATTGTTGGAACTACGACAATCACCGTGTCACAAGTGGAAACAACTAATTATAATGCGCCATCTAATGCAACTGCAATACTGACTGTTACAAAAGGAACGCCAACCTTGAGTGATTTTTCAATCGCATCCAAAATTTTTGGAGACTTGCCCTTTGCAGTTACGGCGCCAACAAGTCAAAATACTGTTGTTGGAACATTTCATTATACAAGCGACACGCTTGGTGTTGCCACAATTACTGATTCGGGAACCACCATTACCATTGTCGGTGCTGGTTCTGCCACAATTACCGCAAACCAAGACGCGACCACTAATTTTAATGCACCGACGCCCATTACTGCGACACTAACTGTTGCAAAAGCGACTCCGACAATTGTGGTTTCAAATATTACCAAAAGCAGCATTGACCCGACATTTACATTTGCTCGTTCAACTGCAAGTGACGGAGCCCTTACTTTTAGTAGTGACAGCGAGAGCGTTGCAACAGTTAATTCTGTATCAGGAGTTGTGACAGTCGTGAGTGCCGGAACTGCTACAATTACAGTTTCACAAGTGGCAACAAACAACTACAATGCGCCAACCAATGCAACCGCAACGCTAACTGTAACTGCCGGAACGTTTACAAATGCAATAATACCGTCAGGTTCCGATTTATCGGGTAAAAATTTGTCTGGCGCCTCACTAGTGGGTGCGACATTGGCAAATGTTGTTTTAAGCAACAGTAACCTGAACGGAGCGAATTTTAGTGGTGCAAACGTGACTGGAACGGATTTTACGAATGCCAGCATTGTGGGTGCGACAAATTTGCCAACATTTTCAACCAAACAAAAACTGGAATTGCTTTACAATGCAAACAATGCTGGCGCAAACATTTCGCAGCTCCAATTTTCAGCGCCGCTAAGTGTTTCCGAGCTGAATGCGGCATTAAGTGTGCCTATTCCTGAACTTTCACGTGTAAATACTGAATTTCTTATAGCAGCACCCGTTTATGATGCAAGTAATGTTAAAACTGTTACAATCGCGCCATCGAGTATATCGGCTGTAAATAATACATCTTTTTATATTCCAATGAACAAGGGAGAGACTGTTAAAATAAATGGTGCATTGTTCACGTTGAATGCATCAAATCAACTGCTGGATAACAACGGTGTTGTTTTGAAATTGATAGTGGTTAATGGTTATCCATTTAAAATATACAGCGGGTCAGTTATTGCTGTAAATATAACTAGCCGTATGAATAATATTACTTTTGATGATGAGGGGCAAATTAAATTATATGACGTAATTAACAGCATGGTTACAGCTGCCATAGCTGAACACCTTAACTCATAATTATTCGAAGTTTTTTTAATTCAGTCTTTCGGTTTAAATTTTGATTTGAATTCTTCTAATACGGTATTCATAGGCATGGGCATGGACGGAAGTATTTTTTGTTTAATAACAGTGTTTAAAGGAAGAGGGGGAGGAGGAGGAGGTGGAAAGGGGGGTGGAAAGGGGGGTGGTGGGGCAAAGTGGTTGCCATTGTTGCCATTGTTGCCATTGTTGCCATTGTTGCCATTGTAATGAATTAAAATTTTTTCAAATGTTGTATTTGCCGATTCTAGCTTGCACATTTTCAGTTTTAGTCTTTTTATTTCTTGTAGTTGTTTTTTATTCGTTGAAATGTTCATTTTTAGTTGATTTTTTAAAATGGTATTTTCTGAGCGCAATTCATAACATATTTTTTCTTGTGTTAAAAAAAGTAATTTAAATTCATCAGAATTTGTGGTGAGTGTTGACGTTGTAAGTGATTGCGCATCTGTTGTATATGTTGTGTGTGTTGTGTCTTGTGTATAATGCGGCGGTGATTTTGTATTTGAAACTTCTGAAGAACCAATGCTAACGATGAGGTTGTTTATGTCTGTTTCTTTTTCTTTTCCGCCGTCTTCGATTAATTTATTGTATCTAAATAAATATGACATGTAATAGTTACAGTAGTTGCAACACATTTATTAAAAACTGTGAAGATAATTAATTACAGTTTTTAACCATTATTTTATTATATTTATAAATTGAATTATTAAAACATAAACTTACAATGTGCAGGTTATAAGAACAAACAACGTGACAAAAATGATGCACAATGGCGGCAACGGCAACAACAACAATATTTCGATGTGGATGACGGCAACGGCAGCAAACAGAGTTGAACAGATTTACGATGTCATGCTTGGAGCTGGGTGCGTTGTGTTTAGCATTATAGCGTTGGCAAACTTGTTTATCATCACAATCAAAAAGTTTGTCAACTATTATTCAAGACAAATTGACCACATCGTTATGGACGAGTCGTTTGACGACGAAAGTTATGATAGTGACGACGACGATGACAGTGAGAGTGATTATAGTGAATACAGTGAGAGCGAATCTAGTGAGAGTGAATGCAGCGGGAGTCGCCAGTATGATGACATTAAATTGAGTCCGTACGTTCCTCCTCGCAGAAGCGAGCGACTAGCAGAAAATAGGGCAAGATGCAATTCTCCCTTGTTGGTTTGTCGTTTGAAATTTGAATAAAGTTGAAACTATGATGTTCCGGTAATCTGAGGAGGCGCATTATTTTTATCGGTAATATCTTTTCCAACTTTTTTATTTACATCGTTTACTTTTTGCTTTAAGACGGTTGTTATTGTGTCCATTGTCGTTTTTATATTAGAAGCATTGTCATTTACATTTTTTGACAATGAATCAACACTGGGCTGAAGCGCTGCAACTTTTCCAGACAGTAAATTTGTTCTCGATTGGTCTGCGCTAACTGTTTCACTCAAAGACATTGGCTCAATGTATGCAGTGGTTAGAATGCCTTTTAAAATAATTGCAGTAAAAAATATAATATATGTAAATATGATAATGTTTGAAAAATTGAAAGCAGGTTTCATTTCTATTTTCTGTTTATATTAAATTTTTTATTTAATATAAAAATGATAAAAATAATAAATATATTGAATCATGTTTTATCTTTATTCGCAATGATTGCTTGTATTGCTTGGCTATTTTTTTGATTATCTGATGTATTTTTTGTGACAATTGGCAAAAGTCCTAAAACAGTAGACTGCATTGAGTCAACAATTTTTCCCAGTGAATCTAGTTTTGCACTATATGTTCCCACGGTTACGCCAATGTCTGAAGAAGAAGGAACAGGAACTGAAGGTGTTGGCACGGGAACTGAAGGTGCTGGTGCTGGTGCTGGTGCTGGTGCTGGTGCTGGTGCTGGTGCTGGTGCTCCTGTATCGGAATCAAGTCCTTCTAAAATGCTTCTGCCTGTATAAAAATGCGTAATTATAATTACAAATAGAAATAGTATAAATGAATAGATGATTAAATTGTTCAACATTGAAAAATGACAAATAGAAATGTCTTGATATTATATGATATAAAATTATATAATATAATAATATAATTATTATTAATCAATGAAGGAGGGGTCAAAGGAGGACCATTCGTTTCCCCTTATGGCGCATTGGGACATTTCATTTCTAGGGGAGAATATTCTGGTGTAAATGTCAAAGGTGTCAAGGGCGGAGATGAAAATATTTTTTTAGGTACAATCGGAGTTTCGAGAGGTTCAACATGTTCAACAGGTTCAACAGGTTCAGTCGACTCTTTCTGTTTCAAAAAATAGATTTGAGATGACACTGACAAATTATTTACAAATTGAACTACATGCGACAGCGTAACGCGTGCCCCTTCGGGTTTCAGCACGTGCAAATAATCATTGTGTAACTTGTACATGTTGTTCCGATATTTAAGGGGGAAATCTTTTAGACCCATCTTCTTGTAAATGTAACAGTCCAAATAATTTTTATGCAAACTGGAAGTGTAGTTGTACAAGTTGGATTGAAATTCAAAAAACTTCAGCTCGTCTTCCGGGCATCTTTCAAAATGTTTTCTCACATAACCCATCTGTTTAAGATGCAAATACACAAACTCGTCTCTTGCGCGGACACCCTTTGTATTCTTCACCATTTCATAATTTGGGTTGCGCAATTTAAAACGTTCCCCTGTAAACGTTCGAAACATGACTCCGGGATAGTAATACAATGAATCCGGTGATGCATATGTTTTTACAATTTTATCAAAGTCGCCTTGACCCTTTTTCATTCCGAGTCGGGCAGGGTGCGACACGTTTGAAAAACTGCTCCATTTTAGAACCGACCGTTCCATTTCATATGCAGTTGCGGAACTAAAATCATCGCCGTTTTTAACCAAATAAATGGCAATAATGTAAAGGGCTGTAGTTTTTACAGGCGCCACAATTACATTATCCGGGTGTTGCATGACAAAACTGTAACAATATTCTTTTGGCAAATCGTCGAAATTCAAATTTGCATTTGCACACGTCTCAAAAAACATTCGTCTGAAACATTTTCCCGCCGGTTTTTCGAGAGGCGAAATTGTATTCTTCGTGGAAAATTCCCAGCTTTGAACATCATTTGCCGAATTATAAAACAAGTTTACCATTGTTCCTTCAACAAACTCTTCGGCGAATTGAATATTTTGAATATCAAGCACAACATCTTTCGACTCACACATTGGCGGAGAAAATCCGATAACTTTGCAGTCTTCATTCAAAACAACTGACCGAAAATGTTTGATGCAACGTTTGTCTGATTCGCTTTTATTTTTTTCTGTTTTGAGACTTGTGCGCATCATCTTCTTGTCATAGTTGATTAAATAATATTGTGTTTGTGTTTGGTTAGTAGCATTATTATTATAAGAAATGGAAACTTTTTTACATTTTACGCATTCGTCGTCGCCACCATTGTTACTATTGACAATGTCGGGCAAAGAATTCAATTCAAAATTATAGTGCGACGTGGACTGTTTATCTTGATGTGACTGCTTCATGGGATGTCGGATGATTTTTTGTGGTTGGACCTATGAGTTAATACTTGTGTATTCTTTATATTCATTAAACAAAATATAAAACATTTAACAACAAGGGGGGCGTACGGCCCCCCCTCTGACCCCCCCCCCCCCACCAATTACAGTTAGGGCAAGGGGT